AGCAGTCAATAAATCTTTTAAAAAAAAACATTAAATAAAGCTGTTGTCCGTGAACCGAGTTGGGATGCAGACGGCAATTTTTTGCATCCCGACACTGGTGCAAGGCAAACAAACCCTAGGGCGCAAGAACTACTAAATCGTAAGTATGCAGAGTATAGAAAAGTAGCACCAAAAAGTCGCGGAGGATTTGCGGACGATCCAATTCCCTTAGAAGAACCAACCGCACCAGCACAGGGGAAACCAGCCGCACCAGCACAGGGGAAACCAGCCGCACCAGCACAGGGGAAACCAGCCGCACCAGCACAGGCAAAACCAAACGTATCAGCACAAGCAACAACAACCGCACCGGCAGGTGGGAATTTTCAATCGAGAAACACTTTTGGACATGATGCAAAAATGATTGGAGAAATTGGCATTCAAAATAATTATGCAGGGATGCCAAAAAAGCCAAGAGGAGCGGGACAAAGAATAGGCGATGCTGCCCGAGCAGTTCACGATGCAATAAATACTCAGGCAGCTCCTGAAAAACCAAATAATCCTTATGATCGAACATCAGTGCATCTTCAGAGAAGTCTGGCAAAAAGAATAAAGAAAGCATTGAGTTCACCAGAAGCAATTGTGGCTCCCGGAAGACAGTCTTCTCTTTCAACTCCTTTTTCGGCAAGATCAATGACAAGAACACAGGCTTATCAAGCAAAACAATCAGGTATAAATATGAATCGAGTAGCTGCTGCAACTACTGCAAGCAAAAAAACTCCCATAACATTGCCGGGAGTAACAAGTCCTGTGCAGTTATTCGAGGGCGAACACACGGGCGATCAGGTTCCAAGAGGAAACGCTTGGGCCGGAAAGCCCAAAGATCCTGTCATTAATTTATAAAGAGGAGAATGTAATGGTTCTGTTGAAAAAGGGCATCATAGGAAACGATGGAGTCAGGGGATCCGGAAAGGAATTTTCGGGTAATGTGGTTCACAATAAATCATTTGACGATGTACAGTCCAAGGAAAAATTGTCCAAGGACGAAACTTCCGATGATGATATGAACACGATGACTCCAGAGGAAAAACGAATGGCAATTCGCAATATGAAAACGGAAAAGAAAAAGTCGTTCAACAAATCTGTTCCCATGGGTCGTACATATGACCAACCGCTTCCCATGCCGATGCTCAGTTCTGGCATGCCGGACTGGGAAGGCCCGGATCTCATGAGCTACGTCTTGATGAATATCAACAATGAGAAGTCGGGTCTGCATGGCAGATCAGTAGTTCTGCAGCGCATGGCGAATGGACTGTATCGTATCGCAACGGAATCGCATACCAAGCATCCCGAGGATCGTGACAAGGATATTGCAAAATTGCGCAAGGAAAAACAAGCCAATGATGCAAAGAAGAAGCCAGAAGCAAGCAAGAAAAATCTCAAGAAAGCCACCATAGATCCCAGAAATCCCGGCCCGCTTGGGAGGAACAACCGTCCGGCCGTTGATCCAAGACAATCGATGATGGCCGTTCATCAGCTTCTGACAAGCGTCGCCCAGCAAGGTTCCAACCTCAACGGTGCTGTTGGGCAGTATGCGAGTGGAGGGGGAACCATTGGAGGAATTCCTGTTCGAGATTTGATGCGGAGGTTGCCAACCACTGTGTTGAATAGATTAAAGTCTGGTGACATGAATCCGGTGCAATTGCATGGAGCGATGCAGGGTGTTGTGGCATCGATGAAGACAGACAAGAATCCGAACCCGACATTTACGGGAACTGATCAGAATGAGTTTCGCAGATTGCAGTCGATCAATGGATCTGGGCCGCCAAAGAGTCCGGTTGCAGCAAGCGCAGCGGGCGCTACGCCGTCACCCAACAAAATCGGTGGGCAACGATCATCCATACCCGCAGCATCTCCGGGCGACAGGGAGAATGCACAGCGTCCAGCACCGACGAGGCCTCCTGCGCCAGTGGCAAGAATTGCCGCTACACCTCCGCCAAGAGAAAACGTAGCGCCTTCAAGGCTACAGCAACCAGCGTTGAAAAGCATGGCTACTCCGTTTGGAACAAAGTTGTCTTTTGCCACCGAAGAAATTTTGAGCATGATGAATAATGAAGTGCCATCTACTTCGGACGACATTGATTTCCTTGTGAAGTCGTATGGAAAAAACACGGTAAACAAAGCGCTGAAGATTGCACAGTCAAAACTGTCAGGTCGCTAACATGTCCCTGTATTTCAAAAAGTCTTTGACAAACGCCGAGATGAGAAGAAAAGATCTCGGCGCTACACTGCGTGATTATCACGAGGGAAATGAGGAAAAAGGAATTGCTCCGAAGTCCATAGGTGCATTGTGGCATCCAAATGGAAAGTCAACCATTGTTGAGTACAGAGGGCAAAAAATAATCAATAAAACCATAAAGGTTGGCAATACTACTACTCAAGTTCCTTTTGCCCTGCATGATGACGGCAAGTGGTATTCATTTCATGGAATTGATAAGTCAGGCAAATTACATCAGGATCCAAAAGCAGTGTATTCGCATTATGGAAATGATGCAATTCGAGCACACGCAGAACATTTGAACGATACATTAGGAGACATTTCTGATATTCATGTTCCAAAAATAAATAAAGAATCAGAAAAACTATTTGGGCAACATATAAATTATCAGATCATGGGAAATGACGGAAATCATCAATTGCAAAAAAATCCAAAGGTAAGGATTGAAAGAGTTCCTCGAAAAGGAATGGGTAAATTTCTCAGTGAGGTAGGAGGAATGGCAAACAACGTATTGTCATCCCTGAATGGTGGTCGAAACAGGGCGTTTCCACGAGACCGGGATACAGGAGATTATGTATTTGAGCGGCCAGAATCAAGATCTTCTGCAGGCAGACCGGTTGAGCCAAACTCAAATGAAAGAAGAGTCCTTGAATTTCATCCTGAATCAACGCAATCGCAAATTCATCAGCATATTTCAAAAATGAACGGGGGAAGAACTGAACCGTATTGGCATCATGAAACATACGGTAAGACATTGCCGCCTGTTCCCAAGACCCTTATTTAATTGAGTGAGCAATAATTATTTTGCTATATTGATATAATCTTTTTAAATAAAAGGAGTGCGCGGATGTCTACAAGGACAAGAGTTTCAAAGTCAAACAACATTACTGGTACATTATCGCCAAGTTCCAAGGCAGAATTGGATTTGATGCAAGGAACTGTTTTCATTGGAGGCGAGTCATTGGGTACTGATCCCGATAAGAAAAAGAAAAAGAAAAAGAAGGAAAAGACCATGAAGAAGTCGGTAACCCCAAACGCATTGAAATTGGGGTATCTTGAATTATTTGCAAAGAGCGGATCTCCGCCAAGGCCGACAGATCTGGAATTGTTTGATATCATTGAGGATTATGGCGATTTCAAATTCGGTAAGGAGCGATCCTTGCAGAAAAGCGAGTGGGTTTTCTTTTCCTATAACGAGCAGGGTGGACGATGGAACGGTAAAAATCTGGTTCGCCTTGTAAAGTCAATGTTAATGAAAGCGGCAGTTGGTGGACGAGGTCTAACTGAAACAGATATAAAAGATTATGAAAGTAGGGATAGACCCCGACCCTATAAAGGTCCAGAGGGCAGAAGATCAGCACTTAGCCCAAGCGCACCACTGTTTGAATTTGACACTACTTCAGGGACACGTCGTCCGGAACCGGGAGAATCCGTGAAGCGCATGGAGCCTTTAACGAGACTGAATCCGACGCAAGATACACCGGAGGAATTGAAACGGGATGCCATGACTCCAGCCCAACGAGCAGAACTAAGAACTGCAAATATAGCAGAATCAACAGCAGACAAAAAAGCGTCGGATACATACGCGGCTGGAGCGGCAAATAGAGCCGCAGCCGTGCGTGCGGATCGTCGTGGCAGTGCAAAACTGCAGGCTGCTGAAACGATGGGATTACGTGTTCGAGGGCCATACCAAAGTGGTATCCACCCTGACGATAAAGAATACGTCGAAGGGCAGATGGCAGCGAAAATGGGAACTTCGGAAAGAAGCAAGCGGGTCAGAGAAGCCTTGTACGACGGCAAAGTGGAAAGTGAGGCCAGGGACATGGCAGAAGATAGACGGAAAGAGCCAAAAAAGTATGGAAGGAGTAGCTCCGACAAGGAGCTGACTGAAGAGTTGGCAGACATTGGCAAACCCCCAAAAACTGGAGAGCCGAATACAGGACAGGGTGGTGGGCGACCAGTAGCCACATACAAGGAGGGCGGGAAATGGTTTTCATTTGTACCGAAAAAAGTCACGGATGGCAAAACAGTGCTTGGTAAACTTCAAGATGACGATATAGCAGATGCAAAAGAAAAACAAGAAACTGAGGGTGAATCAGAGGTCAAGCCTTGGTACAAATTCAAGGAAGGCGAAGACGAAGAACCGAACGCAGGGATATTCCCAATGCGTCCCATTTCTGACTATCTTACTGATCCTAGTGCAAAAAAACGCGTTCAAAGAATCGAAAAACTCAGTGCTGATAAACGGGTAGCAGCCATTGACACATCAAACCCTTTTGCAGCAAACCATAAATCATTTACCTCAATGGAGAACACTCCATTCCCATTCAAGATGTATCCGCAGCCAATGCAATCATCCCTTGGCAAATCACAATCAACATACAGGTCTGATGACTATCTGATTGAATTGTTAGCCAAGGAGATTGGCATCCCGAGATACGAAGTGGAGAGAAGGGTTGCAAGGGTTGACCAGCCACTGAGGAAATCCGGAACATGAGCGTTTTTCATGGATGAACGGATAGGCGTTCGTGCATCTCGGGAACCAAAGGTTTCCGGGATGCGCTCGGTGAACTCTTCATCAAATACGCGCCAGCGGCAAGGAAACCTTGCCAGAAACCCTTGGTCAAATCAAACACCGAAATCCCCCTCCTTGCAAAAGGCAACCGGCATTGAAAATCAATTACGGTATGCGTTGCTAAGGAAGGGGATTAATTTTATAGAGCAAGCAAGCATTGGTCCTTGGTCAATTGATTTTCTTCTGCCCGATTACATGGCCTGCGTGGAAGCAGATGGCGAATTCTGGCACAGCAGCACCAAAGCCAAGATGAAAGATCGCCGGAAAGACGCATGGCTGCAATCAAAAGGATACATGGTGTTCCATTTTGACGGCAAAGAAATAACTCAGGATGCTGATTACTGTGTAAACAGGATGATGAAATCACTGGAGAACAATGTCAATTTAATTGCCGAAAAAATACAAGCAGTAGAGAATGAAGATGAAGAATGGTATGATGAGACTATTGTCAATACCTCACAAGTACCCGTAAATGAAGATCAAGAATACGAGGATTGGTTAAATAGCAATAAACTTTAATATTCATACAAATACATGAAGACGGATTAAAATGCCAGTAACAAATGCAGCAATAAGTACGGACAAAACAGAATATTGCAAATATCGCTCAGACATGAAAGTAATTACTGTTACCATGCGGGTAACGGCAGGAACAATCGTGCTTGGAGAGCAGTACAAGTTTGAAGTGCGAAGAGAGCGGTCGTTGAATTGGCCGGACGCATATTCAACGGTAATGAGTACTATTGTTACTGCCACAAGCACTGATGCCTCAAACGGATATCTGAGGGCATCATTTACCATTGGAATCGACGACGTTGATGCTGATGGCATTGCAAGGTTGCTGGCCGGGGAATATCTCGTCAGGGTTTCTTCTGTCGCAAATTCTTCGCTAGCATGGTATGCAAGAGTTCCCATACGCATATCCATAGTAACCATGAGAGAAATAAGGGACGATTGGTGTTACGGTGTTCCGCTCAGGACATCGGAAATAACCGGCGTCAAATTTCAGCCCAAGGCAATCACAGGTGTCACCATTGATGAATTGTCATCAGATACATCTCTAGGAATCAAATCATTAGTCTTGGCATATTCCTCCGGGTCATGGTTATTGTCATGGGATGGTGGATCATCCGTCATGGTTTCATCAGACACCAAAACTTCCTACCTGCTCATGGACGAGGGAGATGCCAATTACATTTCGGTAACTGTTGATCCCATTTTGCTTCCCACTGCAAGTGTCAATGAAAAAATCCTTGTTGTGCAAAACGAGATGACTGACGGATTGATTTATCGTCGCATTGACAATGCCATGGGTTCCATCGAGTCGCAACTGGGGTTTCCTCTTGAACCCTACCTGTATACAACAATGCCGTTGCGTGCCGGAGATGCTGCTGTGCAAAATCACATGCACGATCATTGGGACAGGATAGGCAGGGCGTCGGATTATTTTGTGCCTACAGGCGGACTGAGTTGGCCAAATTTCAAGTTACCGTATCAATGGGTCTTGAAAATTCATGACTTGTATGGTTTGCATCAAGTTGACAAATTAATTCAAGTGCAAAGTCAGTGGTTCACAACCACTGTTGACAGGATCAGTGGATTTGTAACACTTGTGCCATCCCTTGGAAGCATTGCGCAATGGACAGTATTCACGCATCCCATGCTTGCTCCATTCTACATGTTTTATGGATTTGGCAATATTCCGGCATTTTGGAATTATTCTGCAACCATAGGATTGCCTGATCTTCTTGATCGGGATCGAGCAATAGTTCGTGAACTTATTGCAAGAACTGCTGCTGCAAGCATCCTGATTGAAGCACAACGGGGATATCAGGGGGGACTGGGAAGCCAGTCTACAAGTCGGGACGGCCTGTCAAGTTCGTTTTCCTATAACCCACAGGGGCCATATGGATCGACGATTGCAGAGCATCGGCAATGGATTGCTACGGAAACCCCGAGGATCAAGACAAAACTCGGTGGACTGTCAATTGTTACATTGGGATCATAATAATGACAATCAATATAAATTTGCACAAGAAATTGGTACTTTCTCATGGAGAGCAGGTTACTCATTACAAATCACAATTGTGCACTTGTTCAACTGACGGTTTGCCAGAAAATGCAGATTTGAATTGCATACGATGCAAAGGGTTGGGTGTGTACTGGTTTGACCCAAAAACGATTACAGCAATAGTGACTGGTCTGGATTCTGATCGGACTGGTCGTCAATGGCTTCAAAATGGCATTGCACTTCCCGAAGATATGTCATGTTCGGCAAGTCCCGGATTGACACGTCGTTTCAAGGACTACGACAAAATCATTCCCAAATGGAACCGAGGGTTCCCCTATCCCGGTGAATTGCTTCAAAGAGGATCAAAGGATCGGTTGCTTTATGTTCCCATGGGTAACTTCATTCGCATATCCAAGATCAATCCGGTTACCGGAGTGGAGACCGTATGGGCAAAGGACACCGATTTCGTCATTGGTGGCGATTTGGGGAAGACCGTTCAATGGGTTGCAGGACGTGGCCCCGGCATGGATGACATCTATGCCGTTACCTATGAGCCTCGTTTCGAATTCATCTGTTGGGCACCTCCTGCGCCAAGGTGGGAGCGGGGAAGGGATCTTGGACAACGGATCATTTTGAGGAAGATTCATTTGCCGTGGCCAGCGTCCAACTGGGCGTGACCTTGACAGACGCCATTTGATCGACTATACTAATCGTGATCTGTTCACCTTTTGCAGGGGTAGTGCAGAACGCTACACCGTCGGGGTTACGAGCTCCGGCGGTGTTTTTTTGTGTTACACTGTGCCACAAACTGTGGCACAAACTATGGCAGGAGATTTTGTCATGTCTTCAGATCGTCGTCCGGCTGCTTACGCTTCTCGCCCAAGTTTTGGAGGACGGGATTCTGGCCCGTCATACAATCAGGTACTGGAGGAAATCCGTAACGCAGGAATGATTTCAACCGACACAACCGTTGAGGTTTCCCCTACTGCGGCAAACGAATATCTTTGCATCATCAAGGCAGAAGTCGTCATGCCTCCTCTCAGGGAGGGTGATCCATTCCGAAAATATTCGGGAATGGGAGCAGCGTATCCCCGAAAAAATGCGGCAAATGTCGTGCACGGTGTTTCCAATCCTGCGTTTTACATGCACATTGCAGAATCCCGCGCAAAGAAGCGTGCGTGGATGGATGCACTGGGTCGTGGCGATGGCCTTGAGGAGAATGTCCGCAACGAAGTGTTTGCAGAACGGGCACGGAATTTTGCATCTTCACAGGATGCCATTGCGAGAAGCTCGGACGGAATTGTTCCTGCGCGACCTGTTCCTGATTCCGTGGGCAATGAAAAAGTCACTGAGGCCATTGCCCAGAAGATTGCGAAACTCAAGGGCATTTCTCTGGAAGACGCATCTGAATACACACGAGAGCAAGCAGCATCATTCTTCCAGTCGTTGAACGCGCGAGCAGCAGTTTCGCGTCCGGAGTAAATCGGGGTTGACAATTGTCAACCCCGCATGGCACACTTGGTTTCGTACCATTATTCTGTTCCGCTTGTCGCAAGGCTCGTCACCTTTCGATGAGCAAAAAGCCCGCCGGGTTCAGACCCCGGCGGGCTTTTTTTGCATTTTTACATTCCCCTCGCTATATTTAACATAGTGAAAGGGTAAGCATAAAAAATTTTTTGTGTAAAATATCATGTATGAGTGCAATAATGAATACTTCAGACCATAGAAGAGAATTACTTTCGCAAGGCGTGGACGCGACCTTTGAGTTTCCTTTGCGGTTTATCAAGTCTTTTGTCGGTGAATATACCGATTCAATGGGCGAGAAAAAATCCGGAAGAATTATTGAAGGCATTGCCTCTACGGAAGAAAAAGATCAGCAAGGCGAAGTGGTCATGCAGGACAAGATGGATTGTTCCTACTTGCTTGAAAAAGGGTATGTGAACTGGAACCACTCTCATGCTCCTGAAGATCAGATTGGCAAGCCTCTTGAAGTAATCAAGATGCCGGGAGGGCCAACAACGCCTAATAATCTTCCTTGCACTTTTTTCCGCGGATTGCTTTTTGATGGAATTCCCAGAGCGGACGCGGTGTGGAATCTTTCGCAAGCATTGAATAACGCACATGGAGTAGGAAACGACCGGGCATTGGGTTTCTCTGTCGAAGGTGGAGTTCGTTTACGAAATGGCAATATTCTGACAGAAACCATTGTTCGACATATGGCGACAACTCATGAGCCTGTCAATGCACAAGCAGTAGCTCGATGTGTCGTTGCTAAGAGTCAGGGATTCAAAGTGCACAGCAGTGTTCTCATGGACACGCTTGACAACAATGCGCCTCATTTTATTTTTAAAAGTTTTAGTCATTTGGTAAAATCGCTTGCACCATCAATGACAAAGACCATTGGTACAGATTCCGTGACTGCTTTGGTAAAGGAAGAACTTTCTCCAACTTTGAGTAGCACACTGATAAGCCCAAAAGATATCATACAAATGATATATACTGATTGTACTGATGGTAGGAATTGCAAAAAAAATGGCAAATTTGTAAAGGGTCATCACGGAGCATTGGATCATTTGGTATATTGTTTGGGTATATCTCCGAGAGTGGCCGCTGATGCCTTATCTCAACATTTGAACTTATTTCGGTAAAGAACCAAGGAGGACAAAATGGCCGTTGCAAACAAAGAAATGGCAGACGCGCGGAGAAGGCTTAATCGGAGCCTTGCACCTGAAGAGAATATCACTGACGCTCTTTCGGTGTTGGACAAGGCAGTAAGCGGCCTGATTGACCTTGCAAAAGGCAAGATGGTTTCAGACGGAATTTCAGCGAAGGATGTCAGTTCTCCTTTTGGAAAAAACACAGAGAACCCATCGGGAACCGATGACTATGACGTTCTTCCAGATAAGTGGAATGGGGAAATGAGAGTTAACAATTCACAGAAGTCAGCCGCCAGAGTAAATGGACGTGATCAGCAGGGCGGAAGAGTCCCCACCCTTGGCAAGTCGGAAAGTTATTACAAGGCCGAAGATGACGATGATGACATGGCTGACGAGGACGAGGCATCGGAGCATACAGCCGAGCAACGTGCTGGTGAGCAAAGCATGCGTGAGCGCATGGATCGTCTTCGCAACATGAAGAACAAGAAGCGGCAACAGCCTGATGATGACGATGACGACGATGATGATCAGGACAATGATGATCAGGATGATGATGATCAGGATTATGATGATCAGGGCAATATGAATGACGATGACGATGATGATGATGATGATGATGATGATGATGATGACAATGATGATGACGATCAGAATAATCGCAAGGGTTGGATGAAGGCTGAAGAGCCTGATGACGACGATGACGATGACGATGATGATGACGACGACGACGACGATGATGATGACGATGATGACGATGATGACGATGACGACGATGATGACGATGACGACGATGATGACGATGACGGACAGGGAATGACCCTTGCCGAATACATTCGTAGTCGCAAGCAGCGCAAGGCTGAAAAAGGTTGGATGAAGGCTGAAGAGCCTGAAGATCCTGAAGATCCTGACGACGACGATGACGACGGCGCTGACTATGCCCAGCCAGTTCATCACAGGGAAGAGAAGTCTTTTTCTCGGTCAATGCAACGTCAGAAGCGTACCGTCGAGAAGATCCACAAGGCTCTTGTCAGTGGCCCGAATGGTGGCGGAGTGGCAGACGTTGTGGAAGCCAGTCGGGAATTGGCGCAAATGGTCAATGTCTTTGGCCGTTTTCTTTCCGAAATTTCCGAAGATGTCGCGCAGGTTCGTCGTGACCAGCGCGAGTCAACTGCCATCCTTGCGGATGCAGTCAATACAGTTGTGAAGTCTCAGGCAGCAATGGCGTTCGGTCTTGAAAGAATGGCGAAGTCAACCGCCTCTCTTGCAAAGAGAGGAGACGGCGGTCTTCAAAAGTCTGCAGCGACACGGCCTTCTCCGGGGATTGTCATGAACGGCAAGGTTCTTGCTGAGGGCAATGCACTGCGTCGTTCAAATGCTTTTGTTGACGAGACAGGAAGCGCCGTTGTGGCGAATGCCGGTCTTGAGCAGAAGCTTACAAAGTCGCTGCTCGGCACGGTCATTCAGGAAGCGGTCAACGCTGGCGAATTTACGCCTACCGATGCGCTTCGTTGGTTGAGCGAAACCGATAGTCCTGTAAGTGGGCCGGTAACGGTGTACCGTCAACTTCCAGAAACGCTTCAGCGGCGTATTGCAGAAAAAGCCCAAAACTAAGCTGAGAAAGAGTAAGGAGAACATAAATGTCACTGTTAACGGAACTTCCTCAGGGCTTCAAGAAGCCCGAACCCTTGAACAAGTCGTTCGACATGATTGTCCGCGACTGGTCGAGGAATCAATTCGGTGGCGACGATATCGTCGATGAGATTTCCAAGGCGCTTGGCACCGGTGCGTCCTATCAGGGTGGTGCCGGTGGTGGCACATTTCCGAATCAATGGGGAAATGGAGCCGTCACGTCGGGGAACTTGCAGCCGGGTCAGGCCACTGCCTTGCGTCTTGAAAATCTTGACAATACCATGACGAGTGTTCTTGCGACAGCGGAGCATCTCAAGATTTTCCGCTGGCTCCACAAGGAGCCTAGCAAGCAGCCGTTCTATCAGTGGAACCGTCGCAAGAGTTACGGTTCGACCCGTGGTGCGTTCGGATTCAAGGAAGGCGACAAGCCTACTGGTGGATCCGGTCAGTGGCAGAGAAACGGGGCATACATCAAGTTCCTCGGAACGAAGGGTGGGGTTACCCATCCGGTTGTTCTGACGAATATCCTTGGTGGAATGTCGATGGATCCGGTTGCTGAGGATCAGCTTGGTCGTACCATGGACTTCATGCAGCGGATTGAGCGGGCTGTCATGTACGGCGACGATGCGATCCTTGACGACAACAATGTCGATAGCAACTACAGTGGAATTCTCAAGCAGTTGACCAAGGCCCGTTCGCAGAATGTCATCGACATGAAGGGGCAGCCGCTCACTCTTGACGCGATTGCGAATGTTGCAGCGAAGCTTGTGACAGAAGGCAAGTTGCTGAACTTTCAGGATCTTACCTTGTTCATGTCGCCTCGCAATATCGAGGATCTTGGCAAGCTGCGGTACAGCACGATCTATTCGCAAGGCTCGCCCAGCACCATCACTGGCCCCGGAACATCGGTTGATCGTTCTGAGCTTTCTACTTCGGCGCGAACCAACCTGATTGCTGGTCTCTCTGTCGTGGGTCAGGCAACATCGTTCGGTGTCATTCCTTTCGAGTGGTCGATCTTCACAGAGCCGGTTGAGTCGGGATACACACTGGACTACGCGCAAGGTGCTGGTGATCTTAATGCTCCTACTGCGCCACTTGGTTTGAAGGCTGCAGCTCAGGCTCTTACGCTTACGGCGCAAGGTGCTAACGCTGCGGGATCTGCAGCGACTGGTTCTTCGTTTCCGACTGCTGCTGCTACGTATCATTATGCAGTCTCCGCGGTTTCGGACGCTGGAGAGAGTACAGCCACCAGCGCCGTTGGTACAACCGTTGCAAGTGGATCTGCTGCGTGGACAACCGGAGCTGTTAATGTCACATCCACTGCCGGTTCGTTGGTGGGGCAAGAGATCATAGTCAATATTCAGTACAACCTTAGCAACACGCAGGGAGCTGCGCGAGCACTTCGTATCTACCGATGCGATACGGCTTCTGGTGGTTCTGCACCAAGCGTTAGTGATCCTCGTTGGCAGTATGTCGGCTACGTTCCAGTTCCTGCTACAATTCCGACTGGCGGAGTAGTTTTCATCGACCGTAACGGAACTCCTGAACTGTACAACAATATTCGACCCGGAACAAACATTGCTCCGTTGTTGAATCGCAACGCTGCCGATCTTTGTATCGCCCAGATGTCGCCGCTGCTCAAGATGCCGCTTGCTCCGACAAGCACAACGTTTGAGTATCTGCTTCTTCTGTACCATACACTGGTTCTCAAGGCGGAAGAACGTCAGTTCATCTTCAAGAACGTGGGTGCGCTTACGTAAGAATCCGGTATAATCTATCGGGCTAGCAAAACGCCTGTGTTCCGTTACCGCAACTTGCGGGTTACGGGCACAGGCGTTTTCTGTCACATTAAAAAAGGACTGTACTATGGGACGTGGGAATGCGGTAGAACGAGCGATGAAAGCCAAGCAACGTTTGGAAGAAGTTGCACAGGCTCAATCTGAGATTGGCAAGCAAGTGATTGCTGCAATTGAAAATGGATCAGATCCAGAAATGGTTGCGTCGTTGGCAGAATCTGCGGCAAAGAATGTTGTTACAACTGAAGAAATCATTCAGAATCAGGAACTCTTTGTTCGTGAGCAAACACAGGACAAAATAAGAATCTTTGAAGATAATCTTGCTAGTCAGAAATCTGTTACAATAAAGTTCATTCATTGGACTGAGGATCATCGTGCAATTACCACATCAATGCAATGGGGAGGAGTTCATAACTATATCCTCAGTCTTGATGACAATGGTTATGCATCAGTCCCCTCTGATGTTGCACAATCGATAACAAGTGGCCCTGATGCAGCGTTTGAAATTGTGCCTTCGAAAAACGAGTAATGAGTAAAGTTTTTGATGAATCTCTACAACACGCAAATTCACCCACAAATTGGTCCAGCGTTATCCGCAAAAACGTGGGTGTCTTCCCCTGTTGTGGGAGCATCAACAACTTTTTCCATTTCTGTTTCCCGCGATCAATTACCCATTAACAATGCGTTGGTGACATTGATTGTCAAGGACGCATATGATTCCGTCAGCTTGCCGTTGACAATTGTTCCTGCCGATAGCCAGATTCCGGGTTCCTACACCATTACCCCGTCTTCCCGGTCAATCTTTGTTGCAATAGGTGCATCATACCGGCTTGAATGGGTCATCACTGTCCCGGCATCGGGCTTTGTTCCCGAGCTTGTACTTCCTGTCACGCAGGAAGTGCAAGCCATGAGCAACAGTTTTGCCGGACAGGCGATGGCCACCCCTGCGGTTGCTGAGGCAACCATAGGGCTGGCTCTTGGAAAGTCCGGGTTCCCTTCCACGCTTTCCATCGGCAGCCTTGCCCAAGTGGGTATTTCTACTTTTGCCGCGCCTTTTGATCACGTTCACGGCACTCCCTCAACGTGGCCGGTAACGATCAAGTCAAACGGAACGCTCATTGGTGCCCAAAGCACGCTGAATTTCCTTTCTGGCGTTTCCATTGTCAATAATCTGGAAACCTCTACCATCGACATCACCGTCATTGGTGGTGAGGCTCAATCGGTTATTGCAAATCCTTTTTACATTGGCCCTGCAAATGCACAATTTTCAATGATGGTCTTGAAAAAGACCACGACGAATAGCCTAGCGTATGCAACATTAACGATAGATGGCGCAGCGCCATCTATCGTTAACACCGTAACGGTTAATAATCAGAGCAGTTGCACGTTTTCGATCAATCTCATAGCAAATAGATCGGGATTAAGCGCAGGAATGTGGACAGTGTCCGGTTTGTTGCGAAGAGGCAATTCGGCAGCGTCAACAACCCTAGTCGGAATAACGCAATATGAAGTTGTTGCAGATAGTGATTTGACACAGACATCAGTCAATATTGACGCAGATACAGTTCGTGGAGGTTTGCTTTTGCAAGTGCTTGGGTTGTCAGGGCAGACGATCAATTGGGTTGCTACAGTGCAAACAACGGAGGTTACGTGATGCCTGTCTTATCTGGAGTTTCTACAAACTTAAGCAGTTTAAACACAACAAGTCCGTTTGTAAAAATATTTACATTAAAAGGATCAACGAACAACGCAGGAAGTGTGCGTCTCACAACAGATGGGTTGCCATCTGCCACGGTAGGAAATATCGTGACATTTAAAAATTATACGACTTATTTTTGCAAAATAGTAATTTGTGCCACAATTGCAGGAACTGGAACATCTGCGGCATCGTGGGAATTTGCATTGCTGGCACGGAGAGGGAGTTCAGCAAGTACGGTTTTAATTATTAATAATTCTATGGGTTCAATGATTTCCGACTCTGCTCTTTCCCAAACATCTATATTGTACTCCGAAGATTTAATAAATGGAGGGTTGAATATTACTTGCGCCGGATTTGCTTTGGCAGGTACGTTGAATTGGATTGCAACAGTAACAACAACTGAGATTTCGTGATGCTTGAAGCCTTGTGTATTTTGTCATAATTTTTGCCAATAAAATAATCACGAAAGATGGTATTATTGATTATTATCAAATGAGGGAGGTTCATTATGCCGATAACAACATTTTCTGCAAACAACAAAACGACCTTTAGTTCGCCTATTGAGGGCGTTAATAATGTGGGCGGACTTGTTGTCAATCGCACAAATCTTTCCACAATTGGAAGTGCCTCACTTACTGTAACTGGACCTACGACAACGGGTGCGGTTGCAGGAAATATTTATGGCGCAAAAATTTCTGGCCCTGTCTCAGGATCTGGATTGCTTGCATCTTCCACTTCCTTGTTTATTTCCAAGCCTACAAACAGTTCTGGAACTACAACAAATGCGTATTCCCTGTATGTTGAAAAACCCACCGTTGGCGGAACTCTAAATTACAGTGTTTACTCAGAAGGAAGTATTTTTGTAACGGATTCCATTGTAACGGGATCTACATCTTTTGATCTTATTAACACAATTGCAACAGAAGTAAATTTTGCAAAAGCGGCGACAACATTAAGTATTGGAGCATCTGGCGGCACAACTACTTTCAATGGAACTCTTAATGTAGCAAATGGGTCTATCACTGGTGCAGGGGCACTGACCTTTACGGCCGGGGGAACAAACACCAGTGTTACTTTTGCGCCAAATGGCACCGGAACTGTTGATGTTTCGTCCAAGCGTATCACCAATGTTGCCACGCCTACTGCATCCACAGATGCAGCAAACAAAGGTTATGTGGACAGTCTTGTTCAAGGAATTGACGTTCATCCGTCGGTGCAATGGACAACCAATGGGAATATTAATCTTACAGGAACAGCAAATCAGGCAGGACTTGATACCGCAGGAACTTTGACCGTTGGCAATCGGATTCTTGTGAAAAATCAGACTGTAGGTTTGCAAAACGGTATCTACGTTGTATCCTCTGGGTCATGGACAAGGGCAACAGATTTTGACAGTTCATCAAATGTTTCAGCAAATGCGTTTTTCTTTGTTGAGCAGGGAACTGAATATTCAGATACTGGATGGACTTTGACCAACGATGGTGTGATTGCTATCGGAACAGATGCACTGACGTTCACCCAATTCAGCGGAGCGGGCGCTGTAAGTGCCGGAGATGGACTGACAAAAACCGGTTCAACACTGAACGTAGTAGGAACAGCAAATCGAATCAGTGTCGCTGCTGATAGCATTGATATTTCTTCCTCGTATGTCGGCCAATCATCAATAACAACCGTTGGTACAATTTCGAGTGGAACTTGGTCTGGTTCTTTTGGCGCAGTTTCTGGAGCAAATCTTACAAGTCTTACGGCAGGTAATCTTTCAGGAACAATTTCAAGCGGAGTTCTTGGCAACTCTACTGTATATATCGGAACTACAGGCATTGCCCTTAACCGAGCAAGCGGAGATTTGACTCTTGGCGGAATTACACTTACAACACCCAACATTGGTGCTGCTACAGCAACATCAGTGAATAAGCTTATCATCACTGCCCCCGCGAACAGCGCAACATTAACTATTGCAGATGGAAAAATTGCAACAATAAACAATACGCTCACATTTACCGGAACAGATAATTCCACAATAAATTTTGGATCGGGAGGAACCATTCTTTATAGTAGCGGAAATATTGGCGCATCAAATGCAACATCGTTAAGTTCCACAGGATTGGTTACTGCAAGTGGATTTGTCACTACGGACGGTGCGCTTGGCATCAATTTCAAAGATGGAATTGGCACTGCGGGAACAGCCTCTGGAGACACTCGTCTGTATACCAATTCGGGCGAATTGTATATTTTCGCTAATGGAGGTTCTTCGCAAAAAGTACTCAGCACCTATAACATTGGCTCTTCTGCGCTTGCTTTCGGTCAATCATCGCTGAACAATAACACGGCGAACGGAGTGAAAGTAAATGCGGGTATTTATACCATGAGAATGTCTACTGCCTCGACTAATGCTACAAAAATGACAGTCAGTGGCGCAGCGTGGAGCGCAGACAATACTGATCAAGTTATCATTCCTGCAAACACGACATGGGCGACATCTATCAAGATCATTGCGTACAACGCTGCTAATACCGCATCTGCCTCATGGGATATTGTCACGACATTCAAGAGAGGATCGGGAGGAGCAACAATGGTTGCCGATCCAATTGTTTCCGCATTCGGCGATGGAGCTCTTGACGCATCAACTATTGATGTAACTTGCGGAAGTTCAAATAACATATTAATTAGTGTTACAAGTGAGGTTGCTTCTACTACACTCTGGGCGGCGTCAATTACTACCTTAGAAGTATCGTAAGGATAGAAAATGCCTCAGACAAGTTTTACGGCTACCAACAGGTTCGATCTTGTTGGTAGTCAAGTCGTTACAGGAGGACTAGCTGTAGGAACTTCTTCGGAAGTAAACTATGGATTAACTATTCAATCTACTCCAAAAAATACTTTGTCTGCTACGTCTCTCAGTGTTTCTGCGTCCACAATGTATGTAAATGGCATAAATGTTGCGGCATCCACAGCCGCAATTACAACATTATTACCTATGTTGACTGTTTCAGATTTTCATGCAAACAGTTACAAGTCTAGCAATTTTAACGCATTAGTTTCTGGAATGACCATAACTAATGCAGCAACGCAGCATATTTTTGGCGTGCCCAAAAAAACAGGCACGCTATCAAATCTTTCACTGACAAATGCGTATGGATTATTTGTAGAAACTTCAATAACAAACTCAGTAAATTCTTATGGAATATATGTCGATTCACCAACTGGCGCGACGAATAATTATGCGTTATATGTAGGGTCAGGCAATTCTGCGCTAGGAAATATTGTTTCTGGTTCATGGCTTGCTTCTGCAATTAATGTTAATTATGGCGGCACAGGACAAACTGCAACGCCAAGCAACGGGGAGTTGCTTATCGGCACAGGAACAGGGTTTCAATTAGCTCAATTGACAGCGGGAGCAAATGTTTCAATTGCTAACAATTCAGGAAATATAACCATTAGTGCTTCTTCAACTGCCAATTCAAATCCGTTAATTTTTGGCAATGGACTTAGTGGTTCAAAAAATACTTTTGATGGATCAGATGCTGTCACTTTGTCATTGAATACCAGCATGTATAACAACTGGAATGCTAAGCAAACTTTTGTCGATGGCGTGGAAAATAGAGATGCATTCAAATTTTTTCTTCCCGCATATTGGAGCAATGTACTTTACTCCGGAACATCTATTGCCAGCGGAAACGTGCGAGATGAAACAATATTCACTGTTGATCCTCTCTCTGGAATTATAATAGGAGTTGGAGATAATATATCTGACACCGTATTTTTTTCAACTTCTCAAGGAATTTCAGTTGCTTTTAAATCGTATGATCCAGATCCAAATATTTTTATTGATCAATACGGAACGCTGCAAACAGATGGAATGCTGAGATTTAAAGACATTATTTCTTCGAGTAATTTTATTTCTATAAAGCGTCCCGACACTATTACACAAAGTATGGTTTATACATTGCCTTCCTCTGCGCCAATAACAGGTCAGGTTTTGTCTTCCAGTTCAAGCGGAGTGCTAAGTTGGTCAAACGGAACAAACCAGTCCATTACCGTGAGCGGAGACGCTTCTGGTTCGGGAACAACCGCGATTACCTTGACATTGGCAACAACGGGGGTCAGTGCTAGTACCTACCGAAGCGTTACCGTTGATACCAAGGGCAGGGTCACTGCCGGGACAAACCCGACCACCCTGACTGGTTACGGAATTACCGATGCCCAGCCTCTCGACGCTGACCTGACGGCGATTGCCGGTTTGTCTGGGACATCGGGTCTTCTGAAGAAGACGGCTGCTGATACATGGTCGCTGGATACCTCGACGTATCTGACAGGAAATCAGTCCGTCTCGGTTACCGGAGACGCTTCTGGTTCGGGAACAACCGCGATTACCTTGACACTGGCAAATACTGCGGTGACACCCGCCTCATATACCAATGCGAATATTACTGTTGACTCGAAAGGTCGCATTACCGCAGCATCGAACGGCACGACTGGGCCTACGGCTACGACCCTTTCAGGTTACGGAATTACCGATGCCCAGCCTCTCGACGCTGACCTGACGGCGATTGCCGGTTTGTCTGGGACATCGGGTCTTCTGAAGAAGACGGCTGCTGATACATGGTCGCTGGATACCTCGACGTATCTGACAGGAAATCAGTCCGTCTCGGTTACCGGAGACGCTTCTGGTTCGGGAACAACCGCGATTACCTTGACACTGGCAAATACTGCGGTGACACCCGCCTCATATACCAATGCGAATATTACTGTTGACTCGAAAGGACGCATTACCGCAGCATCGAACGGCACGACTGGGCCTACGGCTACGACCCTTTCAGGTTACGGAATTACCGATGCCCAGCCTCTGGATGCAGACCTGACGGCGATTGCCGGTCTTGTCGGAACAGCGGGTCTTCTGAAGAAGACGGCTGCTGATACATGGTCGCTGGATACCTCGACATATCTGACGGCAAACCAGTCGATTACCGTGAGCGGAGATGCAGCGGGTTCAGGCACGACCGCGATTACTTTGACACTGGCTACAACGGGAGTCAGCGCCAGTACATACCGAAGCGTCACGGTAGATACGAAGGGCCGGATCACTGCCGGAACAAATCCAACCACCCTGACTGGTTACGGAATTACCGATGCCCAGCCTCTCGACGCTGACCTGACGGCGATTGCCGGTCTGTCTGGGACATCGGGTCTTCTGAAGAAGACGGCTGCTGATACATGGTCGCTGGATACCTCGACGTACCTGACAGGAAACCAATCGATTACCGTGAGCGGAGACGCCTCTGGTTCGGGCACGACGGCGATTACCCTGACACTGGCAAATACTGCGGTGACACCTGCTTCGTATACCAATGCAAATATTACTGTTGACTCGAAAGGTCGCATTACCGCAGCATCGAACGGCACGGGAGGCGGAGGTGGAGGAGGTACAACCACCAATGCTTTGACCATTGGAACGGGATTGAGTGGAACCAGTTTTGACGGTTCTGCTGCGGTCACCGTAGCCTTGGCAAACACCGCGGTGACACCCGCTTCATATACCAGTGCCAATATCACCGTGGATGCCCAAGGAAGAATCACTGCCGCATCGAACGGCACGGGAGGAAGTGGCGGATCAACAATATATTCAAAGACCTACAATATCATCGGACCAGTGCTTGTACAGACAAGTCCGAGATGGTCTCCTCCCGCAAACATTATCATCACCACCGCGTATGCTTCCTGCTCCGTTGCGCCAACCACAGGAGCGCTTGTTTTTACTCTTCGCGAAAATGCCACGACAATTGGCACGTTGACCATTGCGCAAAATCAATACGTTTCTTCCATTGTTACAATCACCACTGCATCTACATCAAGTGACGCCATCTACATTGACACAGTGTCATCAAATGGAGCCTCAGATGCATCCATTACGCTATACTATACTCAGCCATAATTCAGGGAGCAAAGAATGACCGTAACAAATTATCTGTATGGGGCAAATAGCTATCGGGTAAATATCTCGAACGAAGTGACGTTCACGAATATTTTTTCCGGTGTCAATACGGCAATTACCACGCTTGGGTGGACGCAGTATGATTATGTCGCCAACTCTGTACCCGGACTTGGTACGACAAGTACTTTTTCTCCGCTTTATACGTATGTGTATCGAGTGCTGAATGCAGATGCGACAACATACAAATATTTTATTTTGCGCTGGGATGTCGTAAAATCCACATTTTATACCTCCACTTGTGAAAGTTGGAATGCATCAACGCACGTTGCCACCAATGAATCGTGGACTGGTGCAGGAGCATTTGCCCAGCATTATGATCTGAAGGATTGTTTTATTTTTGTCGGCGCATCGGCAAGGCATTTGGTGATCTGGCCCTACATCAAGTCGGAGCCAGACATGTGGACTGGCGTATTCGAGTTTGAACGTGCGGTGCCCGAAGATACCGTTGCCAATAACGCACCATGCTGGGCATGGACGAGCAGCGTGATGATGGGCACTCCGCACGGCAAATTAACGGCCGTAAGCAGAATCATGTATGCGTTCCCGAGGACACAGGACGGATTGACTGGCGCTGCCGCTGCTGCGCTATACGCTCCAGTTACCAATCGCGGAATGTATCCTCCGGTGTATCCATCCGGAACAGTGGCCATCACCGTTGACTCGAACCTTCTTCATCTTGGATCGTACTACAACATGACGTATGGATGGGACACCTCTTCAAGCAAGGTGTATGCATCGCCCATTTCCGTGGATGCAAGCACCAAGTACATGCCGTTTGGCAGAACATACAACTTGAGCGTTACCGGAACAATCGGATCGCATTTGGATACGATTACCATTCCTCTGGACAGTACTGGAGGTTGGGTTTCTTCTACTGGAACAAATACCGATTGCGCCATTCTTCCGCTGAATGGCGGATCGGAAATCGGTACCATTACGTATGGTGCCAACAAGATGTCCACTCCAGTGGCAAGTTCGGCGCTTACGAGTCAGGCAAGCAAGGTCATCGCCATTGGTGATAACCTCTGGGCTTGCAACCAGCAGGGCATTTATTACTGGCCCATGTCTTCCGGTACGGTCGCTCCAACGCTTGCGTGGACAAATCCTACGGCTACGGCAAACACGTCAGTCATTGATCTCCTGTTTGATGGAGAACGGACGCTTTATGGCGCAACATATTTTGGTCTTGTAAAGATTGACACGGAAACGTTGGCAGCAACTTCACTGACCTTTCCAAATACGGCAGGATCAGGATTGACTGTCACGACCACAGCATCGTCCGGTGTAATCACCGCTGCAACAATAAGTGCCGGAGGCACGGGATATCTTGGCGGTCAGACGGGAACATTGTATTTCAGTCTGTCGACTTCCGGCAACTACGCTCTTCTGTCCATTGGTGTGACCACAGGCGTTCCTGCTGGCGCAATTACGGTCATCTATGGCGGAACAGGATATACCACCGCAGCGTCGGCTACGGCAACCATTGGCATGATGGGAAGCGGATATCTTGGCATTGACAACAAGTACGTGTATGCCTCATCACGCCAAGTGATGTTGAGGCCAACGGTAACAATGGTGAATCGTTCGACATACACGGCAAATGCAGGCATTCACCCGAGTGCCACCACGTTGGCATTTGCCGCCGCATGGGGCACTCCAGTGCCTGATTACGCGGGTGTGTGCTATGTGGCCAGCCAGAACGGCACCGCAGCATCGGCGCAAACACAAAGAATGTCTTCATTCACCGCCGATACAGGAGTGCTGCTGTACGATGTTGCCAACTTGGTAAACACCACAACAAGTGCCACTCCAGTCAATGCCACTTCTTTTTACATTGATTCACTTACTGGAACAATTTATGCGATCATCAGTAACTTGACCACCGGGGCGATTCATCGCGTGAGCAATGCATTGGTTTCACAGGCCAATAACACGCTGACGACTGGTGTGCTGGCAAACACATACTCGCACAGGGTTGAAGCATCAACCGATTACCTTGGCGATCTTCTTGTCGCGCCGTTTCGTGGCATATTCTGCATTACCACCAAGGGAAAAAGTTCGGCAAGTTACAACGCCAGAGTTCTTCTTTCCGATCCAACCAATGCCACGCCCGGTCTTCCGACGTACATCACTCAGGCAACCGTTACCATCACCACCAACGCCATGGGAGCGTTCGTGGGTAACTTGCAAGTGACTGGTCCTCGTGTCGTTTTTGCCACTGCAAGCACATTGTATTATTCAAATAATGTGTTTACTACTTCGAGTAATCAGGCGTTTGCAACAAGCAGACTGCTGTTGAAGGTTTAATCATGGCGCAAATTGATGCTGGATATAATTTTCCCAATGTTAATCCTGTAAGCGCGGGAACAAATCCTTGGGGTGTTGCCTGTGATCCCACGGGGAAGTTTGTGTATGTGACGAATTATGTTTCAAACACCGTTCAGGCCTACACGATCAATGCAACTACCGGAGCATTGACCTCGGTGGGAACAACGGCAACGGGAACTAATCCCCGAGGCGTTGCTTGTGATCCCACGGGGAAGTTTGTCTATGTGGTGAATGGCAGTTCATATACGGTTTCGGCCTACACGATCAACAGTGTTACCGGAGCATTGACCTCGATGGGAACAACGGCAGCGGGAACAGGTGCCCTCGGTGTTGCCTGTGATCCCACGGGGAAGTTTGTCTATGTGGTGAATGTTTTATCAAACACCGTTCAAGCCTACACAATCAATGCAATCACCGGAGCATTGACCTCGGTGGGAACAGCGGCAACGGGAAATAACCCTACAGGCGTTGCCTGTGATCCCACGGGGAAATTTGTGTATGTGACGAATAATCAATCAGACACCGTTCAGGCCTACACAATCAATGCAATCACCGGAGCATTGACCTCGGTCGGGACGGCAGCAACGGGGAGTTTTCCCCAAAACGTTGCCTGTGATCCCACGGGGAAATTCGTGTATGTGACGAATTATAATTCAACCACCGTTCAGGCCTACACAATCAATGCAAGTACCGGAGCATTGACTTCGGCGGGAGCGGTGGCAACGGGGACATACCCTGTGGGTGTTGCCTGTGATCCCACGGGGAAATTCGTTTATGTGGCGAATCAGTATTCAAACACCGTTCAGGCCTACACGATCAATGCAACTACCGGAGCATTAACCTCGGTGGGGGCGGTGGCAACGGGGACAAGTCCTCAAGGCGTTGCCTGTGATCCCACGGGGAAATTTGTTTTTGTGGCGAATAGTTTCACTGGAGCCGGAGGAAACACCGTTCAGGCGTACACGATCAATGCAAGTACCGGAGCATTGACCTCGGTGGGAACAGCGGCAACGGGGACAACTCCCTACAACGTTGCTTGCGATCCCACGGGAAAATTTGTCTATGTGGTGAATAATAGCTCAGCCAGCGTTTCGGCCTACACAATCAATGCAAGTACCGGCGCATTGACCTCGGTGGGAACAACCGCAACGGGATCAGCTCCCTCCGGTGTTGCCTGTGATCCCACGGGGAAATTTGTCTATGTGACCAACCTTAGTTTTGGCACCGTTGAGGCCTACACGATCAATGCAAGTACCGGCGCATTGACTTCGGTGGGAGCAGTGTCAACGGGAACTTATCCCTATGGAGTGGCCTGTGACCCCACAGGGAAATTTGTGTATGTGTTGAATCGAGTTTCAAACACCGTTCAGTATTACACAATCAATGCAAGTACCGGAGCATTAACCTCGGTGGGAACAAAAGCAACGGGGACAACTCCCTATGAAGTGGCCTGTGACCCCACGGGGAAGTTTTTGTATGTGACGATTGCTACTTCATTCGACGTTGAGGCCTACACGATCAATGCAATCACCGGAGCATTGACCTCGGTGGGAGCGGTGGCAACGGGGAGTGCTCCTCGTGGTGTTGCCTGTGATCCCACGGGGAAGTTTGTGTATGTGACGAATTATGTTTCAAACACCGTTCAGGCCTACACAATCAATGCAATCACCGGAGCATTGACCTCGGTGGGAACAGCGGCAACGGGGAGTGCTCCTCGTGGTGTTGCCTGTGATCCCACGGGGAAGTTTGTGTATGTGACGAATGCTAATGCAGACACCGTTCAGGCCTATACGATCAATGCAAGTACCGGAGCATTGACCTCGGTCGGGACGGCAGCAACGGGAACTAGTCCCTACGGCGTTGCCTGTGATCCCACGGGGAAGTTTGTCTATGTGGCGAATAATAGCTCAAACACCGTTCAGCGTTATTTTACTCCCATTATTTCTTATTATTCTGTATCCTCAAAAAATAAAATTTCTAATAATTTTTCATATCGCCTTTGCGAATTGTTTCCTCTTTCGACAAATTACCTAAACAATATTTCTACCAGTTCTTCCAAATCCTTTTCCTTGCCGCGGTCGTCCTTAAGTAAAATAAAAAACAACGCATACTCGTATCCATTTACCAGTTCTTCCAAAAGTTTTATACGATCTACATATTATTATAGATATAAAGATGTTGGTGAAGTTGGAAATTATGTTTCGGGATACAGTCGTATTGCACAATCTGGTTCACAATGCGTCGCTGTTGACAAAACAAGGACTTTAATGTATGTTGGAGGCGCGGACAAAGGCGTATTATACAAAATAAATAATGATTATTTAATAAAACTAGGAGAACATACAGTTTCTAGCGGCAATACCATATATAGCGCTGTGTTTCATCCGCAAAAAAATGAACTTTTTGTCAAATTACAGTCAGAGACTGGTTTTTATTGGATTAGATTTTCTTACAGCATAACCACTGGCGAATTTATTGAAAGGCAAAGAGTGCTATCTGCGTCGTTATTGTCTGAAGCATTGACCTCGGTGGGCACAGCGGCAACGGAAACTTATCCCACCGGCGTTGCCTGTGACCCCACGGGGAAATTTGTCTATGTGACGAATCAGGGTTCAAGTATCGTTCATGCCTACACGATCAATGCAACTACCGGAGCATTAACCTCGGTGGGGGCGGTGACAACGGGGACAAGTCCTCAAGGCGTTGCCTGTGATCCCACGGGAAAATTCGTGTACGTGACGAATACTGGTTCAGCCACCGTTCAAGCCTACACAATCAATGCAAGTACCGGAGCATTGACCTCGGTCGGGACGGCAGCAACGGGAAATAATCCCCAAGGCGTTGCCTGTGATCCCACGGGGAAATTTGTGTATGTGGCGAATTATACTCCATGGACCGTTCAAGCCTACACGATCAATGCAAGTACCGGAGCATTGACCTCGGTGGGAACAGCGGCAACGGGAGCTGGCCCCTACGGTGTTGCCTGTGATCCCACAGGGAAATTTGTGTATGTGACGAATTCTATCGGTGCATCGGGCACCGTTCAGGCCTACACAATCAATCAAACTACCGGAGCATTGACCTCGGTGGGAACAGCGGCAACGGGAAGTGGTCCCCAAAGCGTTGCCTGTGATCCTACGGGGAAGTTTGTCTATGTGGCGCATTCTGGTGACAACACGGTTCAAGCCTACACGATCAATGCAAGTACCGGAGCATTGACTTCGGTGGGAGCGGTGGCAACGGGAACTAATCCCTTCGCCGTTGCTTGTGACTCCACGGGGAAAGTCTATGTGACGAATTATACTTCAGGTACCGTTCGAGCCTACACGATCAATGCAAGTACCGGAGCATTGACTTTGATGGGATCAGCGGCAACGGGATCAAATCCTTGGGGTGTTGCGTCTGATCCAACCGGCAGATTTGTGTATGTGGCGAATCAGAGTTCAGCCACCGTTCAAGCCTACACAATTACTACAGCCGCTAGTAGTAAGGCAAGTATAACTTTTGAATCATATGGAAGATTTTTTTATGCTCTAGAAAGTGACGTAAATCAATTAAAAAGGTTTGATGTAAAAGACGATACTGGAGCATTGAACTCTATGGGAACGGTGGCGACGGGGACGGGGACTGCTCCTTACTTCATTGCCTGCGATCCCACGGGAAAGTTTGTGTATGTGACGAATACTGGTACAAATACCGTTCAAGCCTACACAATCAATGCAACTACCGGAGCATTGACTTCGGTGGGAACGGCAGCAACGGGGACAAATCCCTACGGCGTTGCTTGTGATCCCACGGGAAAGTTTGTCTATGTGGTGAATCTTGGTTCAAACACCGTGCAAGCCTACACGATCAATGCAAGTACCGGAGCATTAACCTCGGTGGGAGCGGTAGCAACGGGGACAACTCCCTACGCCGTTGCTTGTGATCCCACGGGAAAGTTCGTGTTTGTGGTGAATGCTTTCAATGGAGTGGGCGGAAACACCGTTCAAGCCTACACGATCAATGCAAGTACCGGAGCATTGACCTCGGTGGGAACAGCGGCAACGGGAAGTGGTCCCCAAAGCGTTGCCTGTGATCCCACGGGAAAATTTGTCTATGTGACGAATGCTATTGACAACACCGTTCAAGCTTACACGATCAATGCAATCACCGGAGCATTGACTTCGGTGGGAGCGGTGGCAACGGGAAATAATCCCCAAGGCGTTGCCTGTGATCCCACGGGGAAATTTGTGTATGTGGCGAATTTTGGTCCATACACCGTTCAGGCCTACACGATCAATGCAATCACCGGAGCATTGACCTCGGTGGGAACAGCGGCAACAGGAACTTGTCCCTACGGCGTTGCCTGTGATCCCACAGGGAAATTTGTGTATGTGGCGAATGTGGCCTCAAATACCGTTCAAGCTTACACGATCAATGCAAGTACCGGAGCATTGACCTCGGTGGGAACAGCGACAGCGGGGACATCTTCCTACCACGTTGCTTGCGATCCCACGGGAAAATTTGTCTATGTGGTGAATTATGGTGATAACACTGTTCAAACGTACACAATTTATATAGGGTTTACGTTTTTAGGTACAACCACTCTTCCTGCAACAATGACACGGCCATATGTTACAAAAAGCGATAACACAGGAAAATTCCTGTATGTTGGAGGAAGTAATAACGGCATTGCGGGAATATTGCAAGCATATTCCATAAATCAAACAACAGGAGTTTTGACTGCAGTTGGATCGGCAATATCTCCTGCCTCTACTGAGCAATGTGTTGATTTAGTAGTTGATACATACAATAGATTTTTATACGCCTGTTTTATTGGCCCTGCTTTACCATCTTCCATATTTTCATACTCTATCAACCAGTCAACTGGGGCGTTGACACTTGTTGGAAATTATGGATCAACAGGCTTTACATATTATTCTGCAGTTGATTCACGTTCGGAAGTTTTTTATTACAATAATGGATCTGCAATAGAAGTATATTCTATCAATCAATCAACCGGTGCATTGACATATATTAATACATATTCTTCCGATTCTACTTTGCAATTAGCAACTATTTCAAACAGAAATAGATATTTGGCGGCAGCGACTTCAGGATATGCCGGATTGGCCTTGACGCAATTTGACTATCAGGTTTCTCAGCCATCAATAAATCCGGACACAAAAATAAATACTTCCCGTATTACCCCCTATCAAGTAAATAAAAAAATAACAACCATGCTTCCAAGAAATGTGACGTATTGGGGAACATGATGCATAATTTTTTTGCGCCAAAAAATATGTCTGCTGAAGTGTAAGTATGGCAGGAATTGTATTTTCACACAATTTCAGCAATTTGGGAACAGCAATGACCGGGAGTATTCCCATCGGCGTTGCCTGTGATCCCACAGGAAAATTTGTGTATGTGACGAATCTGAGTTCAAGTACCGTTCAGGCCTACACGATCAATGCAAGTACCGGAGCATTGACCTCGGTCGGGACGGCAGCAACGGGAACTAGTCCCTACTTTGTCGCCTGTGATCCCACAGGGAAATTCGTGTATGTGACGAATGCTGGTTCAAGCACCGTTCAAGCCTACACGATCAATGCAAGTACCGGAGCATTGACCTCGGTGGGAACAACCGCAACGGGAGCATTTCCTTGGGGTGTTGCCTGTGATCCCTCGGGGAAATTTGTCTATGTGGCGAATAATTACAATGGACTCGGAGGAAACACCGTTCAGGCCTACACGATCAATCAAGTAACCGGAGCATTGACCTCGGTGGGAACAGCGGCAACGGGGGCTGGTCCCAACGGTGTTGCCTGTGATCCCACGGGGAAATTTGTGTATGTGGCGAATATTAATCCAAACACCGTTCAGGCCTACACGATCAATGCAATCACCGGAGCATTGACCTCGGTGGGAACAACGGCAACGGGAACTAATCCCTACGGCGTTGCTTGTGATCCCACGGGGAAATTTGTGTATGTGACGAATTATAGTTCAGACACCGTTTCGGCCTACACGATCAATGCAAGTACCGGAGCATTGACCTCGATGGGAACAACGGCAACGGGAACTAATCCCTACATTGTTGCCTGTGATCCCACGGGGAAATTTGTGTATGTGGCGAATTTTACTTCAAGCACCGTTCAGGCCTACACGATCAATGCAATCACCGGAGCATTGACTTCGGTGGGAGCGGTGGCAACGGGAACTAATCCCCAAGGCGTTGCCTGTGATCCCACAGGGAAATTTGTGTATGTGGCAAATACTGGTTCGAGCACTGTTTTTTCTTATTATCCAAATATAGTCTATTATCAAACATCTCAATCAAAAGCATTCAATTTTCCTGTCATCACTCGAAACACTCGTGTGGGATTTCGCAATTTCAATTTCGACGCACTCAGTACCTATCGACCAATTTCCCCTCCAATTAGCGGCGCAATAAAAACCATTGCAAACGCCACCATAAGACCGTATACTTTTATTACAAAATTATATTATTGGCTTGAAACAAAATCCTTTTGGGGATAAGTCTGGAGGACATCATGATTTCCATTTTTGACCGATTTGACGATCCGTATATCTATGGCCCATTGACCGATGAGGATGTGAGCGACATTGAGGTAAACCACCGGATGGTTCAACTTGATGACGGCTGGTATGTCGGCACCAGCGTGGAAATTGAAAAATGGGCAAGCAAGAAAATTCAACGCCCCTCTTGATCTCTTTGTACGCGACAAAAAGCAACGCAAAACAATACTGCATCATTTGATACAATAAGTCAAATATCAAGGGAGAAATAATGTGGCGCAAGTATATAAAAGATTGAATTCAATTATTTCCAATTCAACACCTGCGACCGCGCAAGTATTGTATACCTGTGCCACAACTGCTGCGGTGGTAAGCACCATGTCCGTGTGCAACACGGGATCATCCAACGTCACGTATCGCCTTTGTGTTTCCACTGCCAATGTCTATCCCGGAGATATCAACGGATACATCATCTATGATGGAACAGTGTCCGCAAATGATACATCGTTCATCACGGTCGGATTGACATTGGATGCGACAAATAAATATTTGCTTTTTTCGGCCAGTGCAAATACTTTGGCTGTTAGTGTGTTTGGAGTGGAGATTACATAATGCCAGTAGCGAAACTGAGTTCATTTTCCGGAACGTCCACTTTGACCGCTACAGGGTTAAGCGGATCAAAAGAGCTGTCTCGATATGTGGGAGCAACTGCTTCGGGTGCCCCGACGACGGGAACGTTTTCTGTTGGTGATTTTGTCATTGATCGCTCAGGCGTACTTCACATATGCATTGCGGGAGGAACGCCCGGAACTTGGAAGAAGCCGGTCACCTCAGTTGCTGCTGGAACGGGAATTTCTGTCAATGCAGCCACCGGAGATGTAACCATTGGAATTGCTTCCACTGCAGTTACTCCGGGTTCCTATACGAATGCTGCCCTGACTGTCGATGCTCAAGGACGAATCACTGCTGCATCAAGCGGCAGCGCAACAAGCACCACAACAAATTCTCTAACCATTGGAACGGGACTTTCGGGAACAAGTTTCAATGGTTCTGCTGCAGTAACAATTGCATTGGCAAATACTGCAGTAACAGCAGGTTCGTATTCTACAGCAAACATCACTGTCGATGCGCAAGGAAGGATTACGTCCGCTTCAAACGGAAGTGGTGTTCCAAATGCACTCACCATTGGATCAGGACTTTCTGGAACAACTGGAACGTTTAATGGATCAGAAGCAAACACCATTACCTTAAATTTAGGCAATTCAAATACTTGGACTGCTGCGCAAACATTTGCCGACGTGACTGTTGGTGGAAATTTTACGGTAAATGGAACTACAATTACAGTTAATGCAACAACGACAGTTTTGAAGGATCCAATCATCAGCCTTGGCGGAGGTGTCGATGGCGCGACACTCATTTCCAATGATGCAAAAGACAGAGGTGTTGAGTTTCAGTGGTATAATTCTACCGCAAAAAAAGGATTTTTTGGATTTCGGCGAAATAATCAAAGATTTGCATTTATCCCTGACGGAACAAATGTTTCTGAAGTATATTCCGGCACACTTGGAGACATGGAAGCGACAACGTTTTATGGAGCACTTTCCGGAAATGCTTCCACGGCAACAAGTGCTGCAACGCTTACCACTTCTCGAAACATCAACGGTGTTGCGTTCAATGGATCGGGAGACATTAGTGTTAACACTCCCAATGCGCTGACCATTGGAACGGGACTTTCGGGAACAAGTTTCAATGGTTCTGCTGCAGTAACAATTGCATTGGCAAACACTGCAGTAACAGCAGGTTCATACCCTGTTGCAAGTATTACAGTAGATGCACAGGGAAGAATTACTACTGCGGCGGATGCGCTAGCAATTGCACATGCATGGACAGCCACACAGACGTTTGCCGCGCCTCTTGTGGTAGGAGCGGGAAGAACACAATCGATACAAGCAGGAGCAGATATTCAAGGGCAATTGAGATCAACTCAATATATTGTCGGAAATCCCATCTCGGGATCGTCGATTACGTATGGGGCGGTGACGAGTAATAATCTTCTTCCTCCACCGACTTTTCACGGAGGAACAGGGGCATTGACCTCGGTAGGGACGGCAGCAACGGGGTCAGCTCCTTCTGGTGTTGCGGTTGACCCAACTGGCAGGTTTGCTTTTGTGACAAATGGTAGTAGCGCCACGGTGCAAGCCTATACAATCAATCAATCTACCGGAGCATTGACCTCGGTAGGCACGGCAGCAACGGGATCAGGTCCCTACGGTGTTGCGGTTGACCCCACTGGCAGGTTTGTTTTTGTCCCGAATTATAGTAGCGCCACCGTACAAGCCTATACCATCAATCAATCTACCGGAGCATTGACTTCGGTAGGTGCGGTAGCAACGGGGAATTATCCCTATGCTGTTGCGGTTGATCCAACTGGCAGATTTGCTTTTGTGACGAATTATTCTAGCATTAGCAATACCGTGCAAGCCTATACGATCAATCAATCTACCGGAGCATTAACCTCGATTGGAACAGCAGCAACGGGGACAAATCCTTGTGGTGTTGCGGTTGACCCAACTGGCAGATTTGCTTTTGTGGTGAATTATGGTAGCGCCGCAACAGGAGTTCAGTCCTACACCATTAATCAAGCTACCGGAGCATTGACCTCGGTAGGGACGGCAGCAACGGGGTTAGCTCCTCAGGGTGTTGCGGTTGACCCAACTGGCAGGTTTGCTTTTGTGACGAATTATGGTAGCACTACGGTACAAGCCTTCACCATCAATCAATCTACCGGAGCATTGACCTCGATTGGAACAGCAGCAACGGGGTCAGCTCCTAATGGTGTTGCGGTTGACCCAACTGGCAGATTTGCTTTTGTGACGAATTATAGTAGCTCCACGGTGCAGGCCTATACCATCAATCAATCCACCGGAGCATTGACCTCGGTCGGAACGGCAGCAACGGGGTTAGCTCCTTATGGTGTTGCGGTTGACCCAACTGGCAGGTTTGCTTTTGTGGTGAATCGTCTTGGCACTACTACGGTACAAACCTATCGTATCAATAATTTTGCGGCAAATAGTGGAACATTCAGAGACATTCTCGATGTCAAGGGAACACTAAGTATTTCCGGATCAACATCAGGAGCAGTGAGTCTTGTCGCTCCTGCCATTGCGGGATCAACTACATATGTATTGCCTTCTGACGGAGCAAGCGGACAGGTGCTTAGCACCAATGGGTCGGGTGAACTTTTCTGGTCAACACCGGGAGCTGGGGTCACAACTACCAATGCTCTAACTATAGGTAGCGGACTTTCAGGAACCAGTTTCAATGGCTCTTCTGCAGTCACTATTTCTTTGACAAACACTGATGTATCTGCAGGTTCTTACACATCTGCAAATATTACTGTGGATGCGCAAGGAAGAATTATCGCTGCAGAAAACGGAACGGGAGGCACATCAATCACGCAGGTTGCTTTTGCTGAAAGCACATCTTCGCCTAATACTTATACTTATGTGGATTCTTTGACGGCAGCGGGATCAACTACTGATGTTGATCTTGTTTTACGACCAAAAGGAACAGGATCGCTGCTTGGAAACATTCCCGATAATTCATCAACAGGAGGAAACAAGAGAGGAACAAATTCAGTAGATTGGCAAACAATACGTAATGCATCTTTGCAAGTATCTAGCGGATCAGTTTCGGTTATCAGCGGAGGTTCGGGCAATGCAGCTTCTGGAGATTACTCTGCTATTCCGGGAGGACTGTATGGTAATGCGCAATTGTACGGAAAATTTGCTTATTCTGCTGGGCGATTTGCTTCCAATGGCGACGCGCAATTCGGGTTGCATGTTCTTCGCGCAACTACAACAAATGCGTCTGCAGTTAATATGACCGCAGATGGAACGGGAACATTTGATTCAGCAAACCATATTGTTTTACCTAATAATAGTACGTACAGATTTACTATTCAATTAGTTGCTTCTTCTGGAACAATAGGAACAAATTCAACTACAACCTATGGATCATTTGGCGGAAATTGGGAAATTACGGGAGCAATTAGAAAAACAGCAACAAATGGAACAACAACCATTATTGGATCTCCTACTGTTACTGCTGTTGCTGTTGATTCGCAGCTTTCGCAAGTTTCGTTTACTGTTGTTGCAGAAACATCGATGTTTGGATCTTTGCAAATTGCTGTAACTGGATTAGCAAGCACGCGAATTCGCTGGGTGGCAGTCATTGAAACTACCGAAGTGGGATAGAGGAGAACCAAAATGCCTTCATACGGGGGACTGACAAAAGCATTTACTGGAGCATCCTTGACGTTGTATGGGTCAACCAGCGGGTCAGCAACTATTTATGCTGCTCCAGCGGGAACAACCGGAGTAACACTCCAGCTTCCGGCGGCTTCCGGCACATTGATCGGATCCGGCGATACTGGCACGGTTACAAACTCAATGCTGGCAGGACCCATTGCCAATGGGAAATTGGCTAACTCAAGCATATCTGGAGTGTCTTTGGGATCAAATTTGTTTAATCTCACTGTTGACAACAATACGCTAATGTTAAATAGTGGAACAACATATAATGGATCGGCCGCAAAAACCATCTCGTTGAAACCGCTTGCTTCAAATCCCGCAGGCACCTATACCGACGCTTCCCTGACTGTTGATCAATATGGGCGAGTGACCGCTGCATCAAACGGAGGAGCGTCAGGAGGTTCTGTAAATGGAACAACGTCATATCCGTTGAATTTCGGAACAGGACTTGTTGCATTAGATACAAGTCAAAATATTGTTACAAGTTGGGATGGTTCATCAGAAGTAACGGTGTCTAGAGGCATTGAGCATCTTTCTCAATTGACTACCTATGGAGCTCTTCAATTTAGCACTGTGGGCATGACCGGTATACTCGACTTTTATGATGGCTCAGAGGCAGCAATATTAACTTTAAAAAAAACAGAAAGCAATTATGTTGATTTTGCTACTGATTACGCTGGAATATATGCGCAAAATGTTACTGCACTTTATGAAATTCAGTGCAATTCACTTATTGTAAACACCGATAACGCAACAAAGCCAGCTACTGATTTATGGACAATTACTTCTGATTCAAGAGTAAAAAACGTTCTTCATTTGTATCAAAAAGGACTTTCTGCCATTAAGCAATTAAACCCTGTAGTATATAGGCTCAATGGCTTGTACGGATCAAAAGACAACGGAAAAGATCACGTTTCAGTGATTGCACAAGAGGCGGCAGTTTCGTGGCCTGAAATGGTTGGAACATACACGCATGTTGAAAAAAAGGATGATGGAACAGAAATTTCTACAGAACTTTATAATATCAATGCAAATGATATAAAGTGGGCGATGGTAAATGCAGTTAAGGAATTATCGGCACAAGTGGATGCACTGAAAGCACGAGCGGCAATACTTGAGGCGGCTCAATAAATGCCGCTTTATGGAGGCGCAACACGGGCGTTGGCATGTTCTGGTGTAAATCTTTCCCTTCAATTAGGAGGATACTACACCGGAGATGTCAATTTAATTGCTCCTGCTGTTGCAGGAGCCGCTACGCATTATCTTCCAGATTTGACCGGATATCTTGTGGCAACAAACAACGAGACTGTTGACAATCAAGGAACATTGTCTGGAAAAATATACAATCAGCAAATTCAAAATTTGACAATTACAAATAATAAGTTGCAAAATTCTACAATATCTTCAATTGCGCTAGGATCAATGTTTAATAAATTGTCTTCTAATTCATCTTTGCAAATACAAGATGAATCAACAAACACTATTGGTTTTTGGAATGGTGGCGCTGCCCCAAGAACATTGTTAATGAATGATATTTCACTAACAAATTATAACTATGTAAAATTAACTTTCAATACTTCTTATTCCACATTAACTGGATCAAATAGTGGAAATGGAGGAGTAGGGCCAAGGTCAATGACGGTTCTTACGGTGACTGGACAACAAAATAATAGTACAGCAGACATGGTTCTTTACGTGAGGGCTGGTATGACACTAGCCGCCTACTCCATTGATCAATCTTCGGGAAATTTGTCTCTTGTGTCAGAACAGACTAATGGGGCGTTTGTATTAAATGACAATCAAAAATCAGTAGTTGTTGCTCAAACAACCAATACATCTAAAACGGAAGTTGTATATGTTCTTACTCCAATCAATAACGGAATATCAAGTTATTATACTGATTATTCTGGAACATTAACTTATTTTGATAATACTATTGGATCAACATGCAATAACACTACTGTTATTGCTGTAGATTCTTTGTCATCAGCTTCAGAATGGCTGAGAAAAACGGATAAATCAAAATTTCTTTTCATTGGTGGAGATTACATAAATTCATATTTTATCAATGAAGATGGAACGCTTACTCTTGCATATAGTTTGGCGGCATATGTTTCCCCAACAACAATGATTGTTGACAAATTTAATGAAAATCTTCTTGTAGGATGTTCAGATGGATATTTGCGCCAATACGCTATTAATGCAGAAACTGGAGAATTGACACATGTTACATCGGTAGAAACTGGTGGAGTTCTTCAAGATTTAGAGTTTGTTGCAACAAATAATCCTGAATGTTATTTTCTTTACGCTACGTGTACTGACCGAATTGTAACATTTATATATGACAATTATTATTCTCTTTCGTTACTGCACACATTTAACGCCAATTATTCAGAATCTTTTTCGTCAAGTTGTGTAAATTCTGCAGGAACACATTTGTTTGTTTGTAAAACTATTGCCAATTCAACAGGGCTTGTAGATTTATTTGTTATTGATCTAACTTTTGGAAATTTGACATATCTTGAATCGCAAAATTCCGATCTCAATCCAACTTCAATTATTATGTTAAATAACATCGTATACGTTCTTAATTATGGATCAAACAATATTTTCATGTATAATACTCAGTCATATTTAAATCCCGGTTCTTTTGTAAACTCAAACATCACTGTTGATACATACGGAAGAATTACAGCCATAGCAGATGGAACACCACCCGATCCTCCATCATTTTCAGGAATCACTTCTTATCCATTTTCCACTAACTATATGGGCACAGCCAGCGAAACAGAACTCTATCCTTGGGACAGAGGACTTTATATGAATATAGCCACCACGGATGCTCTTTTAAATAAATTTGATGGATCAAGCAATCAAACACTAACCATGGAGCCTCATGCGGCATCACATTATTTGTACCCATCAGAGGATTATGGACCATTTAACATTGGAACATTTTCTATTGATTCGATGATTGGAGCTCGTTGGGATGGAACTGTTTCTGCATCTATAACTCCTTTTGCTAATGGCCCATACCAAGACGCATGTCTGGTCAACATAGCAGACGGTGTTTTTTGTCACAATGTGTATGCCACACAAATATGGAACGTGGGCTTGTTCGGCATAATGCAATGTTCTTCACTTGTTGTTAATACAGATTCTGCATCCAAGCCGGACACAGATACATGGACCATCGCTTCCGACTCTCGAATCAAGACAGTTCTTCATCCCTATGTCAAAGGCCTAAGTGCCATCAAGCAATTGAATCCAGTCGTGTATCGCCTGAATGGAAAATTTGGATCAAAAGATGACGGCAAGGATCATGTCTCAGTAATTGCGCAGGAAATATTGTCTTCTTGGCCCGAAATGGTTGGAACGTATACATACAAGGAAAAATCAGAAAATGGCGAAGAAATAGAAACGCAAATCTACAACATCAACGCCAGTGATCTCATGTGGGCATTGGTAAATGCGTTCAAGGAATTATCATTAGAAATAGAAAATTTGACATCCAGAATATTTGCACTTGAAGAAAAAAATAAAAAATAAAAACCTCAATAAAAAGTGATATACTAGAAACAGTACTGCAAGATAGGATGAAAAATGGCCGGTGAAATTGCGCTAAAAAAATTACATGAAAATAATGCTTCCGCGCATATCATAGATGATATGCAAGAAGCACAAAGAAGATTCTTTCTCGCGAAAAATCTTCTGGTAATTCCGGTATGGACAAACTTGGCGTCGGCAACAACGGCGTATGTAAGCGATTCCTATGAACTGTCGGGCAAGACACACTTTACCGTTGAGATTGCCAACGTTGGCGCTGGAACAGGAGCAATCACATTGCAAGGTTCCGTTACTGGAATGGCATGGACGCCCATTAGTTCTGCCATTTCTGTTGCAACTCCGGTAACGACATGCACGTCTGAGTATCCATTCCGATATTATCGATTTTCTGTCAGTACTGCGCTCACTGCATCAACCACGGTGTATCTTGCGGCAATTGCAAAGTAACACTAATGTCAGTGCCAGAATATGTTTTCAAGAACAGGGTTATTGAGTTCTACAATCTATTGAAATCAGGTCAGAATCTGTGGAAGGTTGACGAGACACTTGCGTTCATTGATGAACGCGGGCGGGAAATGATCAAAAAATGGTTGCAAGATGATCGATATGTATGGAAAATAGGAAGCGGGTATTCTGTCTTGACGCAGCCTCCACCAATTATCAGCCTCGTCGTTGATGCGGATAGTGATCGTCAGCACATACTTGGAAATTATGCCGGAGAAGGCATAGGCTACGAACCAGACGATCTTACTCCACAGGAATACTGGAAGGAAAGTGCCCGGTTAAAAACGGGCACTTTTAGATTTGTCCTCATGGCCCCGAACGCAGACATGCTGACAGCAATGTACTGCCTTCTGGAACGAGCAATGTACGAAGGCGAAACGCCTCCAATTGGGGAGGAGAATATCATTACATTTAGTGATTACGGAATTGGTGAACTTTCGTATAGCGGAACTGACTTGCGTCCTGATGAATCCTATTTGCCAACGTCGGCTTTTGCAAGGACACTCAGTGTGTCTTGCACCTATCTGCATACATGGACAGGAAGAATGTACGGCAAGCAAGGGTTTGCGTTATCAATCGATGTGGGCAACGTAGAAACAAATTAATCAATACATGACGCAAGGAGAATGAAATGGCCAGAAATGCAAGTCAGCCAGCCGCGTTAGTCGAAGAAGTCCAAGTGGAGGAAACGCCCGTGGAAGTTGTTGCCGAAGAAACCGTTGTTGCGTCAACCGAGGAAATTTCCGTTGATGCAGTAGAAGAAATTCAGGCGGAAGAAGAAATCCAGCCGGAACCAGTTGAGCCATCGCCATGGCGATCAGAAGAGCGTCCAGTATTTCTGGAGCAGTGGGTAGCCACCGAAAAGAGTCATGAGCCAGAAGTTCTCGGAACATTTGCGTTCTACGCACAACAGAAAGGGTTGGTGCTGCTCACCCCTTCTCTGTGGTACTTGGAACTGACAAGGTGGCTGCACGACATCTGAAAAATGAGAGAATATAGTAAATACTACGTTGAGTATGAGAAACTATATTATAAGGAGTACACAAAATGTCAGTAGGATTCAGAGGTGTCGTGTTATCTGCTCCGGGAGTAGCCTCTTATATTGATGATGCGCAAGCCACATCTTTTCTAACCAATACCCCAAACGCGGTTTCCATTGTCGGTATCGCTGAACGGGGACAGCCAAATACGGCGCTTGCCTTTACCGATGCCGCCAGTGCGGCTGCGATTTACGGCAATGGCGGAACCAACTACCCACTGGTGGATGGAATTTCGCGAGCGTTGAATGCCGGAGCGGGAACGGTCTACGGTGTCCGTGTCGGAGCAGCCACTCCGGGAACCACAAATATTACCAGCGGAGGGGTAAATGCCATTGCCGCTACGACAAACGAGTACGGGAAGTTTGCGAAGTCGTGGTATCTCGTAACTAGTACGGGAACAAATGCGGGAACCAAGAAGGCTACTCTTACGTTACACGACAATCGTAGTTACGCGGTTGATAATATTGGCGAAAATTGGCTGAAAATCATTGGTACCGGAACCGCAGGTGGAAAAGTTACCATTAGCGGAACTGGCGTGACGATCAGTACCACATCGACATTCACCGGAGGAATTGCTAACGGATCAGGATTGACTGTTGACATGACTACAGATGCCAGCGGAGTCATTACCGCGGCAGCAATTCGAGTAGCAGGAACACTGTATACTGTCGGGGATCAGGTAACCGTCGGGTCAATAGGATTAAGTGCCACGCCAACTACAAGCGCAATACTACAGATCAACGGGACAGGAACAAATGGGGCAGTAACTGGTTTGACTATTGTTAGCGGGGGCGCAGGATATGGCGCAAGTGTGATCGTGTCGGGAACCACGGCGGGAACCAATGGGTATGCTATACCTACCACTGTGACGACATCAACACTAACAGTAACTACTGCGTCTTCTGGAATGATACGTATCGGAGACACTATTACTGGAAGCACAACTGCAATTAACACAGCAGTGCTAACTCTCTCAAGTGGAACATTGGGAGCGTCTGGTGCAACGTACAGGGTTACGTACAATTCTTCTGCTGTCACGTATGCAACGGGTGCTACAATTGGAACTAGCACAAAGTCGGCAACTTTCCTTTTCGCCGATTATTCCAGACTGGATAATCTCGTTGCGATTATCAATAGCACGTTTTCGTTAACAACGGCAGGATTGCTCGCCGCTGTTGTAACCGGAGAATCGGGTTCGCAACTTTGTGCCGGATTGGATCGTGTTACAGACGCAACAATTAACGCCGCGGCAACGCAGACATATCTTACATTGGCGGCAAACGGACAGGCAATGGTTAACGCATTGAATGGGCCAATTTTGGGAACATTCCTTGTTGCAACATTGACGGCTAATTATGGCAGCATTGATAATAATACATACGGATTTGCTGGTGCCGATGATGGAACCATTACTGCTACTGACTGGACAAATGCATTCAGTGTCTTGCAAAATGTTCCTGCATATTTCGTCGTTCCGATGACGGGTAATCTGACGTATCACAAGACGGCACAGTCCCATGTCGAGTATATGTCTTCGGTTACCGGCAAGTTTGAGAAACTGGCTGTTTGTGGTGCGGATCTTGGAGAAACTGCTGCAAATGCAATTCTCAACGCTGCGTCGATGAATAGCAAGCGTGTTGTGCGGGTGTGGCCGGGCGTCAAGGATTATGATGTGTCTGGAAATCTGCAGACATATCCTCCATATTACGCTGCGGCGCAAGTTGCTGGGCTGCTGTCTTCGCAAACTGATCCGGCTGAACCACTCACAAACAAGACCATTCCCATATCTGGCATTGAAACAATTTCTTCCATTGCAACCATCGACAATCTTGTGAATGGCGGAGTGTTTACGTACAAGAATGATCCTGTCCGCGGATTTGTCATTGTTCAGTCACTGACAACATGGACGGGAGACACCAAGTTTGCGCGACGGGAAGTCTCTACCTTGCGGGCTGCTGATGCGGTTTCCAAGAGAGTGCGAGATGCGGTTGTGTCGAAAATTGGATCCAAGTCCACAGTGTTCTTGCAATCAGCACTCCAGTCAATTGTCACCAGTGTGCTTGGTCAAGCGGAACAGAATGGATTGATTGTGGCAGATCCGACCAATCCGACACTTTTTCCGGCATTCAAGAACGTTGTTGTGCGAGTTGTTGGCGATGCGTTCTACATCGACTTCAATATTTCACCAGCCAAGCCAGCAAATTACATACTCATCACTGCCTACGTTTCGTAGTAGTAAAAGGGAAGGACAAAATAAATGGCATCAACATTATCGAAAAGCAATGTATTAGTAGGAGGCAAGGTCGTACTATACATGGATGATCTCCCTATTGGATTTGCTCAGGCTGCGCGATGCAGGGATGACTATGCGCTTGAGCCAATTCAAGTGCTTGGTCAGCTTCAGGCTATTGAGTATGTTCCTACTCATGCTCGTCATGAAATTAGTTGCACGCTCATGGTACTCAAGAATGATTCGTTGGCCAAGAGAAATCTTGAGCCAACAGGTGCTGGTAATTTCGGATTTCTTGCGTCTGGCACGATTGGGTTAACTGGCGGAGCAAAAGATTTTAGTGGAGTAGCCGGAGTGGACGCAAATACAGCAAATACAAGTACTGGCTTAGCTGCGAACTCTGGGTTACTGCGAGAATTGCATGGCAAGACGTTTGATATTAAAATCGTGGATGCTTCTGCTGGAACAACTGGGACAACTCTCGTGGAATACACGTCATGTTATTTTGCATCGGGAGACCTTGATGTGCAGTCCAATCGAGTTCTCATGCATAATGTAACCTTTTATGCTTTGGACAGAAAGGGAACTTTGTCCAACACTGTATCAAGTACAAATGTTTAGTAGTTAACGCAAACTACTTTCTTATTCATTGCATAATTGCGGGCGACGTGATATACTGGTCACGTCGCCCGTAATCTATTCAAGGAGTATATTGTGCCTACAAAATCCACCGAACCAACCCCTACTGAAAATGAGAATTCACTGGACAAGATTGTAGATATTGAAAAGGAAAAGCCAATTATTTCCTTCGCTTCTGACAAGAAGGCATATGACCCTACAAAGCCACATGAAATTGATGGGCCTGCAGGAAAAATCCTTGTTGTTCGTGGAAATTTGAATACTCAGAGAATGGTTGGAAAAGCGGTTGCAGCCGCACTGAACGGAGCAACTGTTGATACCAGAACCTATGAGACAACATGGATGAGCATCATGTTGCAGTTTATCACGCAGTCTCCCGGATCTCTTCCTGCATATGCCGCAGGAAGCATTGACAAGTTTCTGGAAAATATCTACGAGTTTGACGATCTTCTTCATTATTATCGCGAATGGGAGAATTGGCGAAACTCGTTTCGTTAACTCATATAGCGAATCATACATACGAGACATCAAGAAAAAAGCACTTGATGGGGTCTATCAATCGGAAATACTTGAATGGTATAGAAATCAATACAATATTTCAATGCAAGAATTTCAGGAAAAACCTGTAGATTACGATGCAGCGCATATTGATTTTTATCGTCGCCAATTCTGGGCCGAAATAAAATGGGGCATTCGAAAGTGGGGAGACGATTCTCCCGACTTGAAGATGCCTCCATTCACCATGCTCAGGCCATATGGTGGAGTGTTGCCACCTCCTAACGGTTTTGGCGTTCATGACGATTACACTATTCCTATAAATAATTATAATCAAACCCCTGAATCAAATGATGATGAAGATGAGGCAATAGAAATACAAGAAGATGACGGATATACTCGAATAACAAATAAATCTATTCCGGCTCATGTCACAAAATTTGCAGGTTCCTCGTCCCAAGGGCAAACACAATCAGTTGACATGACGTATGGAATGGATGATGAAAATTTCTGGAAAATGGTTGACGAGGAGTGGGAAACAATGGATTCCATAGACGGCCCAGAAAATATTGACGGAGAGCAGCAGTAACATGGGTTCCGGTGGTGTTGGCCCAACTCGGACAGGAAGAAGCAATGCTGCGCCCGTCAATGTTGCTAGTGGCATTGGTCAATTTACTGCAAGCCTTGGTGAATATACCAGTAAGTTGGAAACATTTACTGCGTCTCTTGGAAAGATTGAAACATCCATTGAGACGCTGGGAGGTCGTCTTGGAGGCATAGGCACGGCGTTTACTGATGCGTCAAGAAAATTTGATGATTTTTCATCAAGGCTTGAAGCTCATGGAAGAACGATTTCAGAATCAACTCAATATACAAAGACACTGGGTGATAACCTGCTCCTTTTGTCCAAGGAGGTAAAAGAACTCAAGGAAGTCTTGTCAAAGGGTATTGGTTCTCAGCAAGGCGGTGGACCCAGACAGCCAAACGGGCCATCTGGCCCGCAACCCCAAGCCACACGAGGCCCTGTCGAGCCTAGACAGCCACAGCCTGTGCTTCCTGCTCCCGCCTATAACACCCCCACTACTCCTTATGCTATTGTAAGCAGAGAAACTAGTGATTTAAAAAACGCAATAGTATTACTCACTACTGTAATCAAAGAGCAAAAATTACTTCCTCCTCCTCAGGAAGAGCAGAAATTACTTCCTGCGCAAAAATTACTTACGGACGAGAAAATATATCCCATCGTCCCTGTTGAAAAAGGGAAAAGTACCGCAACTGCTTCTCCCTCTACCGATAAAAAAGATGACGATGGTGGTGATGGGTTGTTCAAAGGATTTGGCAACACGTTATCTGGTGTTGCAGAGGGCGTCTTTGGCGCAGTCAAGGGCATCGTGGATGGCATCAAGATGGCGTCTGGCAGGCAAGGTCAGGAAAAATTTGATTACGATGTAGGCCAATTGTCTCGCAGGACACTTGATTACAGATCTACAGAACTCACTCCATATCGTGACCAGATACGTCACATGGGTGACAAAACCGGCATGTCCCAAAATGAATCATTTGGGTTTGCTCAGACGGCTGCAAGATATGGACAAGGGGCTAGTACTGGAAGGGGAACTTCGCCCGGTGCGTCTACAAACGATACGCTTCGCGAAATGGAAGCTTCCGCAGGCACGGCCTTTGCATTGGGAGCAAGCCGAGGAAATTATCAAAACACACTTGAAGCATTGGGCAAGACCGGGGCTGTTGGAGGAGTTTCTGCAAACGGAGTAAACTCTGGTGGATTTGCCATGGATCCAAAACAGTTTGCCACAGTTGTGGGAGATTCGCTAGCCAACGGCCGGTTGATGGATCGCATGGATGAAGTCATTCAGGAGCTTGGAGTCACTGCGCAGACCATCACTGCCCGAGGAGGAATTGCCAATGTAACTGCAATTGCAGAAAACATGGCAATAACCAATAGGGTTGCGCAGAATGTAGGAAGCGCAGCACTGCAGGAACGTGCTCCTGAACTTGCAAGAGGTCTTGATTCGTATGTTTCAAGAAGCGGTAATAATGCGTTGTTATTGTCACAATATCAGCAAGCTCATCCTGAGATGGGAGGAACGGAACTACTTAACGAATTCAATAGAGCTACAACAAGTGGAGACCCTAATGTACAGCAAAAATTATTCAATGATGTAGCAAAACTTGGCCTAGGCGGAATGGATGCGGCAAAACTTCAAGCTGAGTTAAAAGATCGACAATTACATCCTGAGAAAAGATTGTCTGAAGAAGCGAATAACGCATTATTTACCACAAGAAAATTATTTGGTGACAATTTTAGCACAAACGATCTGGAGAAAATGATCATAGCGTATGATCCTGCCAATAGAGACGCAGCAGGAGGGACATTGCCGAAAGACCAGCCCAAATCTGCAGGATACAACAAACTGCAGGATGCGGGAAAGGCAACGGCACAAAGAATCTTGGGATCTGCAACAACGAATGATTTTCAAACGAACTTGCAAGCAACCAATGTCTCATTGCAAACACAAGGCAACATGCTTCAAGGTCTTCTCAGTCCGGATGAAGCACGCATGCAAAAAGAAATACAGGCAAAATACACCGCGGGAGTGAATAAAATTCAGCAACGCCTGCAAGGTCGTGGAGATGAAGGAGCCTACGATCAAGATGAAAAAACAAACTTGCGAATGGGCAAGGAGGCGTATGAAAAATTACTGACAGAAACAACTGCGCTGACTGGTGGGAATAAGAATTTAAATATTGGTCTAGGGCCAAATAATTTAGAGCGACCAAATACTGTTCATGTAGAAAAAGACAACACTCTTGCTGATTTTCAAAGTTTGCAATCTCAAGCACAAATACTTAGTGGAGTAGTTCAGGAAGTTACCAAATTTGCACAAACGCTCATGGGCACAGATCCGGAAACTCGTACTACTGCAGTCAATTCAATTAATGGAGAATCCGGACAGCGAGGTACTGCTGCAGAGGCACTTCGCTTGGGGGTTGCCGGAATAGCCACATTTGGGCCAGCAGCAGCAGTTGCACTTGGTGGCATCGTGAGCATGCTTGAAAAAATACTTTCATTGCCAATCCTTCAAGTTTTAACGATAGCAGGTGCCGCTGCCGTAGCCGCGCCTGCTTTGATGTCATTCCTTGGCGTCAAACCTTCTGGAAAGCCGCAACCCAGTGCCAATCCATTTGACAAAGGTGCAGGAAAAGGGCCAATGGGAGGACCCATAAATCCTATTGAGCAGGGACTTAGCAATTTAGGATTTGATTTTGACGCGCCCCTATTTGGTGGAAATTCAGGTGGCCCAAGTATTGCAGTTGCCCCTTCCAATGCACCGCCACCCCCTGCTCGTGTAGATGAGCGTCAACGTTCAGGAAATAGGTCACCGCAAAATCAGTCTTCTGGGGTCGTGAGTTTTCTTGAAAATAATTCCACTGCCTTTAACGCTGTTATGCATCCGATAGACACATTGAAATCGAATTGGTTTGATACGGCAAAAACAACAGGGTTTGCTTCTTATGGCGAAGCCACTATTGCATCAGGAGCCATGCAATCTGTTAGCGGTGCGGTACGAAGTGCGTGGAGTTCTACGGCACCGTTAGCAGAAAGCTCTACCGTGATAACTCCATCTACGGTGATTTCAAATACTACAGGTGTTTCAAATGCTTCAGGTGTTCCAGTTACTGCTGCCCGTCCCGGTGTGCCGGGAAGCCCTACTCGTCTAGTTGGGGGTCAATTTGCTGGCTCCGGAGGAGCACCTATTCCACTGGTTGCTGAAACCGTGGCTGTTCCAACAGTTGCACCGGGTGGCACATCCTCCACCCCACTTGCTCCAAGACTTGCGGGTCGTGTAGCGAGTACGGTGAATAGTTTGTCACAAAAAACAACCCTTGCCATTCAAAGTTCCAAGTGGATGGGAAGTTTCAGTGGATTATTAAAAAAACTTGGCTATGTGGGTGCGGCGCTTCAAGCATTGCAATTGGGCCTTAAATATCCCGGAGGAATGGATGCAGCCGTATCAAAGATTGTTGGAGCTGCTGAAGGTTTCGGGTTCACTGTTGATTCGACTTTTGTCAAGAGTGGCCTTGAATCATTAGTTGGCCCCCAACGAGATTCGGTGAACGAATGGGTCAATAGAGATCTTGGATCTGCGGGAGTGGGGCTTGCTGCTGGGCTGGCTGCTGCCGAAGGCACTCTGATGCTTGGTGCTGCCTTAGCACTACCAACCGCAGGGTGGTCTGTTCCCATTGCAATGATTGCTGCACCATTTGTGGGAATGTATGCTGCAAGTCAAGCATCAGGAGCATACGACGCTCATCAGAATGAGCAATACAAGCAGTTAGATGATGCTCGTGGCAGGATTATGCCTGTCCAGCCAGGAGCTCGTACTGGTGCCGGTCAAACCGTTGTGCCAATTGCTCCTCAAGGTCGTTCATATGCTGAGCAAATAAAAAGCCAGCAAGCCATAATAGACGCAAATAAACTTTACGTACTCGATCCCAAATCACCTCAATATCAGACAGCAAACCTCTCAACACAACAACAGAGTGTTGCTGCAACAAGAGCGGTTGAGTCCGCTACAAATGATATTGCCTATCTAAATCAGTTGAGTGCAGATCCGAACAAACTGCAAAAAGATATTGCCACCGAACAAGCAAACCTTACAAGTCTAAAAAAGATTAGGGATGATCTTCCACCAACCTATACTCCAGAAGAGATTGAGGGTTATGCAAACAGAGAACGTGGGTTTGGCGCAGGCATAAATAAGCAAGATGCTTGGACGCGGCAATACAGAGACAGGAATATTGTTGCTAGTGAAGCGAAGCTTGCCAGACTTCAATCGTTTCAAACAGGTACTTCGGGCAATCCGAGTACTCCGGGCGCAGTGCCATTGGGAAATGCAGCCGCAAGCGGATTTGTGGTTATTGATAATGCTGGTGGTATAAAAAATACAACTTTGACTGCTAATGAAAAAGATACATCAGCAGGTGGGCTTGTTACATTGGGAGTAAATGCTCCCAGTGCCGTAGCGAAGGATAAAATCCATGGCGCAATAGATGTTACGGCAAGAGACAAAGCAACGCAAATAGGATTTGCTGCGCCAGAATCGGGTAAAATAGAAAGTGTTGTAGAAGACGACTCCGCTATGGCGCATAAAGGCAGAACAATACGATTCAGAGGAGACAGTGGAAATCTGTTTACTCTTGCGGAGATGCAGATTAAAGACGCACCTGCTTTTGCGGAAGGACAAAAAATTGCGCAAGGAACGCTTTTGGGAAAAGGGGGCAATTGGGAGGGTTCTGAAGGATCTAACAGTACTATGCATATGCAAGTTAACGATAAAGAGGGGAAGAATATAACGGAGTCATATATGTTTGCTCAGAATAACCAGAGGCTTCTTGAACAGGGTGCGGACGTATCCGGTAATCAAGTTGCAGTCATAGATACTGGATCGCTATCAGCGATGGGAGCAACGTTTGTCACGTCACTGAGAACTGCCCTGACTGGGTTGACATTTAATATAAATGCGACGGATGGCACTGTGAATTTTGTTGCAGGCGCGAAAAACGTAAGTTGAAAAAATGACAGAATCAAAATCCTCAAATGGAAACATAGACACATTCAGAATAAAAGTCATCGTTGCAGGATTAGACCTTACGCAATATGTTGTGTCAGGATCTGTTAGTCGGGCATTGACAACTCCTGCTGGCACATGGACTTTGTATTTGAGACCGATTATTCGTAAAAACGTCATGGTTGATTTGCCAATACGAGTTAATGATTATGTGGAAATACGTATTGACAGAGCAAAAATAAATAGCGCCAGTAAAAGAAATAATGAACCAGTATTGATTATGCGGGGATTGGTTTCTCAGATTTCAATGTCGGAATCTCCTTCGCAAGGTCCAGACGGTGCTCCTTCAAGGATGTTCAGTATTTCCGGGCATGATATGGTAAAGATATTGCAGAATAGGAGGCTGGTTGTTCCTCCTAGTGTTGTAACCGCTGATCGGAATATTTTTACCAACGTAACAAAAGACAATGGGTTAAATATAACATTCAACTTGTTTCCCGGCCTAACAATGCTGACTGACTCTACAGCAAAAGGACAGGCGTGGATACCAATAAACAAGTGGGTTGAGGCATTTGTTGTCAATGCAATGAAAGATTCTATGTCAGACAAGACAGATTCTGGAACACAGCGCGATTTCAAATTTAACGTAAAATTTAATATTCCTACACGTGACGGAAAAACAGTAGCAGATGATGGATCAAATTCTCTCATGGGAGTATTTCAAGTTCCTCTTATCCAAAACTGGACTGGAACATATTGGACATTTATTGAATATTTTATTCAACGCCCATTTTTTGAAATATTTGCAGAAGATACAGAAGATCTGACAAATATTATTGTCAGGTGGACTCCATATAGGAATGGAAATAATGAATTTCCTTCATATGAAAAAAATTCAACAAAAATTCCATGGGCACAAGAATCGCCACAAGTAATAACAATTGAAAGATCGCAGATTATTCAAAGAGAGTTGCGAAGAAGTGACCAAGATAGATATACATATTTTTGGACACAATACGCAACAGGGGCTTTTGGGGATACAGGTGGGCAAATGGCATTACCTGATAGTCCGGGGGCTAACCAAATAAATCCTTATTATGACATGGCTGGTATTGAACAATTCGGGTATAAACCGATGGTTACCAAAATCACTTTTTTGCCAAACTCCTTGCAAGGATATCTCGAAACTGTAGAACCGAATAAGAGAAACAGTGACAGCAATGAAGGAAAACAGGCAAGACTTGATATTATTGAACATTTGACATTGCTTAACAAATGGATAATTGATGTTTTTGCTTTTACAGATTCATTGTACTCTGGCGTATTGGTCATAAGAGGAAACCCTGATATAAAAATTGGGCAGGAATTGATAATTCCCAAACCTTCTACTGGTACAGATGATTCGGATAAATTTGGTGTGCAGGAAGAAAGATATTATGTACAATCAGTAGAACATTCATTCAAGATTTTTCCGTCGCCACAATTCCTTACAAAAATTCAAGTTTCAAGAGGAACTGGAATAACAGAAATGTATCCAAAATTTATGCCTCAAGATACATATTCAAATCCAAGAAGAACGTATCTTGGAGTAAATGCTCAATTGAGAAATAAAAAGCCGTAACACAAGGATAGAAAAATGGATTTGTATCCAACAGAAGAAATAAAAAAATTTACAAGAGATCCCGGATTAAACGCGACATCATTTATCGATCAAGATGATGTGTATGCAAACATGTCGGGAATTATGTTGGCAAGAGTGTTGTCAATTAATTATGCAAAAAGGACATTGACATGCATCGGAGTTCTTGATCAACTTGGTAGTGCTCCACTTTATAATGTCCGTATAATGTCTTCAAATTTCAGTCAAAAAGAGGGATCTCACTGGCTACCAGTAATAAAGACGCCCGATCCCAATGCGCCCGGAGGACTTGCGGCTATTAGCGGAGAAAAAGATGCTATCGCAGTTATCGCATTTGTCGGCGGAACGATGATGCATCCTATATGCATAGGATTTGTGGATTCGGGTTCTAGTGAAATTTCTTTTCCTGCGCCCGGTTTGAGATTGGAAAGGCACTCAAGCAACATTTACGAACGATGGACACAGGAAGGTTTGTATGAGTTCTCGTTTCCAGATGGAACATATATAAAAATATGTCGTCCTGAAGATGGGGAGTTGCTTACAAAAATAAATGGGCAAAAAGATGCTAGTGGAAATCCGGTGTCAACAGGCAATATAGATGTGAATACGCATCCATGGTACATTCCCAAAAGTACAAAATCAAATATCTACGTACTGAATCATGGCTCTGGAACAAAAATGAAAATTTCCGAACAGGGAGTTTTTTCGGTTACTGATAATACCAAGGGTAATTTTACACTTGGGGCATCGGGTGGATACATAAAGACAAAGGGGCAATTTTATATTGCGTCGGAATCAAAAAACACTTCAATTGATGGTATAATCATAAAAGATCTTTTGCAGTTAGTTCTTGATTTTAACATATCGCAACAAATTCTTACTTCACAGGTAAATTCACTATGGCAAGAATTGGCAAAGAAAGCAAATGCTTGATTTGGTCAATTAACAAAGGGCAACAATTATGACAATGGAATCTGCCAATATTGAAATATCCCTCACCGATTTGTCAAATAGTGCCAGTAGTGATCCTATAATGATCTATAGTTTTTATGTATCGCCAGAAGAAATTGATATAAGTCAACCGTCAAGAGTTGCAATATATCAAAGTATTGACGGAACAGCATTTGCTGATAATCTTGGGGGAGGAATAACAACCATCCAGATTGCGGGAACAACTGGTTTTAGAAAAAATCAATTTCGGGATCCTAATGTCACCGGATTTTTTGGTCAGCCATATTTATCCTATCAATTATTAACATCATTATTTCAGAAATATAACGAGTTATGCCAAAAAGGAAACACTGCCACTACGGTTTTGGTGCTTACTATAGCCACCCCAGATGCACCTCAATTTGGACAATGGCAAGTAACATTGCAAAATCTTTCAATTAGCAGATCGGTAAGATCTCCAATGATATTTCGATATAAATTGACATTAATTGCACTTGGAAATAATGTTTTTAATCTAAATCAAGAAGGATACAACTTACGGAACAAAATTATGCGTTCCGCAGAGTCGTTAAAGGGAGACACCGTGTCTTTTCCCGGCGTACCGGCAACAGTGAAAAGTGTATCAACTGGAGCTACAATTGACGAAGAGAATAATAAACTATTAAACGCACAGGCACTGACCCCTTTTGGAGGTTATTTTACACACACTGTGCAAAAAGGTGAAAATCTGACTAGTATTGCGCGACAATATGGTTCACAAGCTACGTATTTTTGGGTAAGCGAAGTAATTCGTCGAGCAAATCCTCAAATAAAAGATTGGGAATTTAGTATATGGCCGGTTATTGAAGATCCAAATAATAAAAATAAAAAAATAACAGTATTAATCAACGAAGTATTAACCATAAAAATACCAAAAAATATTTCACCACCAACAACAAGTTATTATCTTTAAGTAAATTATTATGCAAATAACAAAAACAGCCAACAATACACTAGACCAATATGGACAATCAGACTTATATAGCAGGCTGCCTCCTGAAGTTCAGGATTTTTTTGAATTATACTCATCAATAAATTTGGTGGGCAGTTTTCTGGAAAACTGCTGGATAACAAATGAATATCATACGATAGGATCAAGAGCCACCATAGCAAGAATCTGCGCAGCGATTGACAAGGGGCTGACCGGATTGACAGTCATGGCAACCGAAAAAACATCAATTATGGTAGATATACATTTGGCCAAGATACAGCAAGCCATAAGAGACCTTGAGTGGTACATGATCCTTCACAGACATCATGCCCCGTATGCATCAGTTTCCGATGGTGGGATGAATGTACAATTGACATCAGACGGATTTTCCATGCTTACCCAGTTTGAATTATGGAAATTAACTGAAAATGTAATAGAATATAATTCATATGAGACACCATTCGATGTCAATATTTATCTTGGAAGATTGCTTCTTGGATTTACTATAGAATTGCCATAAGCAGAAAAAGGAATAAAGATGGCAATATTTACTAATTACAAAATAAAGCAGGGAGATACTCTCCAGCGCATTGCTCAACAGATGTTGGGTGATGTCACTCTTTGGAACGATATTGCCAATTTAAATCAACTGAGATTTCCGTACATAAGTGATGATATTTATGAGACGTTAGGACTTCCCAAGTCGACGTTCCAGCTCTCTCAATCATTGTATACGGGAAGCACAAACATAAATGTCTTCAATCAAATAGATAATGGAACACTTACAGAATCATTGCTGCAAAAAAACGATGTCATTTTTTTAAAGGCATATGATGGGTTTGGGAACTATACCAGCGATACATTGAAAATACAAAAATATTACAGCGTAGCCACGAACGTAGATGAAACAGGATCGGGTGTATTCACAAGCTATGCCGCAGGAACCTTGATTTTTGATACAGACGTTATCACTCCTCCTTTGAGTAACGCCATTGACGCAAACTTCGTTTCAAGTGTTGCAGGAGGATCTCTGGGAGCAAGACAGTACTTTGTACGATACTCGTATCTTACAACCTCGGGACAGACCACGGCATCGCCAAACAAGACCGATGCGAGTGGCAAACCAGTCGCGTATTCAGTAAGCGCTAACCGACGGTTGCAATTTACGCCTCCTCAGAGTTGGCCGACAAATGTCGTCGGAATTAATGTCTATGTAGGTACGATTGCGGGGCAGGAATACCTCCAAAGTCCATTAGGAACCGTTGGCACAGTATACACTGAGCCAGTTGGAGGCATTGCGACCGGAACGACGACTCCTGTCTTGTCAAACACTGCACGTGAAGGACTGCTTCATTTTTATCCTGCGGGAACATTCGCTTCTATTCATAAAAATCCAGAAGAAAACAAAACTCGGGTTTTGAAAATAGGCGATATAATCCGATTGCCATTGTCTTCTGACACTCAATCTGGTCTTATTGCAAATTATGCGTTAAGTAATGATAATAAAAGTAGCGAGTGGATTGATTCATTAGGAAAAGATATACTCATGAATGAAAATGGAATATTGCAATTCAGTAATCAAGGAGTGATAGATTTTTCTACGGTATCGGGAGTTGAAAATTTGAAGCAAACCATTCGCGCCCGATTGCTTACCCGGATGGGATACATGATGACGCAACCGGAATTTGGGAATATGGCCCTTTCTCAGATAGGGTCGAAATATACCCCCAGTTTTATAAATCGCTTGCGTGGTTTAATTATTCAAACAGTACTTTCGGAACAGAGGGTAGCATCGATATTGAGCGTGAATATTACGTATAATCCCCAGACATCTGTGGCCATGATTCAGGATTTGTCCATAAAGGTATCTACGTCAGGTTCTGTTGTCAATATAAGCCCAATTTCTTTGTCATTCTAAAAAAAGTGATAAAAACATGATAGATTATACAAAATTTAATTTAAGAAAAAAAGAAGATCTTGTCGCATCAATGATCGGGTATCTTTCTGGTCATACTGGATTGCTCACCGATTTCAGCGAAGGAAGTATCATTCGTTCTATTTTTGAATCGGTAGGTAATGAAATATATCGGCAAAATATTGTCTTTGCACAAAGTCTAACAGATTCAATCAGAAGTTCCGTAAAACAAGCATTTTCCGCACCGTTGCTTGAAGCAACAAAAGCAACAGGATTGTATACTTTTTATCGAGAAATGTTGCAGCCTCCTGCCAACTTGACACTCGTGCAATCTTCTGACGCAACATCCGCGCTAACTCAATCAACATCAAGTGCAACTGTTGCTACATCTGGAACTGTGTATTCGGGAACTCCAACATCAATAACAGTGGGCGCAATTTCGGGATCTGGCCCCTACACAACTACAGTTACCCTTGCGGGAGCGACATGGTCGCCTTACGTGATAGTGGGTGCCACTCTTTCTGGTGCAACCACCTTGTCGTTGGGAAGCCTAGGAAGTGGAATAGTCAGGGTTACCGAAGTGACATCCGCAACCGTAATCAAGATTTCGTCAACTGCCACGATGACTGCTGGCACACTGAACGTGTCAACAGCATTTGTTTCAACCACGAAAATAATTCCGTACAACAGTGTTGCATTCACCGGATATGTAGGAGTTAGTTCAAATAGTGGAAGCAGTATAACTTCTGCATCAAATACATTGACCGTGTCAAATAATGTCGCCCTGTCAGTTGGGCAATACCTATCTGGAATTGGATCTGCTGAAACATTGACAATAACAGGCATTATTTCATCAAGTAGTCCAACAAATAGATTTGTCGTTACCCATACATCGAGAAGCGAGGCCATTGCAGCAGGTTCGTACATCATCATTAGCGGAGTGGGCACACCTGCATACAATCAAACATGGCTTGTAGAATCCTCTACTACCAGTACGGTTACCGTGTTAACGTCAACATTGCTAACTTCCCCTCCTACTGTAACAGGAGCAACTATTACCAATCCTACGAAAATAATAGGTGTACTAACTGGGTCGACGTATTCCTTGAACAATTCAATGTCCGTAACGTCAACTTCACTGACTGCAGCAAATCAATGGCAATATACATTAAATTTTCCTGTGTCGTCAGGGTATTTTACTTCGGCGTCATCCTTGATTTCATCTGCAGATATTGGAACAGGATCGTTGGCAATCAGTGGTTTTTCAAATGATGGAACCACGTATTCAATGACAGTAATTACGACAGGGGGAAATCGTCCAGCAGGATACCCGTCTACGGTTTCATGGACAAATCCTTGGGCAGCATTTTCTGCACCTTCCCTGACATCGCCGGTATCGATGACACTGGTATCGGCACTGCCCGATGGGGGAACCTATTCAGCCGGAACATACTACTACAGTGTTACAGCGATTAATAATGGTCGGGAGACAAGTGCGACACCTGCAATTAGCGCAGTCATTGCAGCAAACGGAAGGGCTTCCCTTACTTGGAACGCAATTCCGTCTGCAACAAGTTACCGTATTTATGTTTCGCAAAATCAATACATGATTAATGCAAAATATAGAACATCAACGACAAATGCGTTTGTCGATTCCGTCTTTGGGGGCACAAGTGCAAATTGGCCAAACACCACAATAACATGGGCTGTTTCTGCCAAAAACACTACGAACGCGGTGCCTGCTGAAACGTTACCATCAACGGCCTCGATTACGCCTACAGGAAACACTGTGTCAATGACATGGAGTTCTGTAGAAGCTATTGATGGAAATGCAACAACAGGATACAATGTGTATCGATCTAGTCAGGATCCATCATTGGATTATCCACAGAATTTGTCTGCTACGTTGTCATCGGAGGTTTCTCAATCACTTACTGCATCTACAGCATATTACTGGAGCGTCAGTACATTGACAAAGAGTGCAGAAAGCCTTGGCAGTCCCAGCGTTTCACTCACAACCTCTTCGTCGCAAAAATCAGCTTTATTGACATGGTCTGCAGTTGCCGGAGCCATTGCTTATCGTGTTTACAGAAGCACAAATTCATCAATGAGTTCTGCGGTAAGTATTGATGTTCTTTCTACGTCTTTAACTGATATTGGAACAAACATTGCAACATCGTGTGTATTTTCAAACGCCGAATTATTGGCAACAGTTGTTGAAACCACGAGCGTCAATAACATATCTGTATGGAAATATGTTGACGCCGGATTATCGGGAACTTCTTCATCGTGGTTATACATACCGACTGCTCATTCAGTATCCGGGCCTATTGTCATAGGATCAGGAACGCAGGTGGGAGTTGTGAATACTTCCAAGCAATATATTGTGCCATATGTAAGCACCATGGCGGCATCAGATAGATTAATAACGGTAGATATAGAATGTGTTTTTGCTGGTAAATTAGGAAATACTCCCGGAAAAACCATCACAAATATTATTACAAATATCAGTGGAATTGATAGCGGATTAAATGATGAGGCATTAATCAATGGATATGATTTGGAAACAGAAGAAGAATGGAGAATTCGTTTTGGAAAAATAATTAAAAATCTTTCTCGTGGCACATTGTATTCACTAGAATCCGGAGCATCATCTGTTTCCATCAAAAATACAAACGGATTTGTCGTCGATTCCGTTACTTCTGTTCTTGCCTATGAAAGTTCAAACAATGCGGTTTCACTGTATATCCACAATGGAACAAACGACGGAGCGTCAGCAGATCTTGTCTTGAAAACGCAAAAGATCATCAATGGCTACACGGATGAATACCAGATAACGTATCCCGGATACAAGCCAGCAGGAATTCCAGTTACAGTGTTTGCTGCAAGTCGGCAATATCAAGACATTTCAGTCCATGTTGTTACGGATTCTGGCATAACATTAAAAATGGTACAAGTAAATATATACAATACAGTTACCAGTTATTTTCAAACATTGTCCATAAGCGATGGATTTCCAATACCAGTAATTACAAGTATTGCTACAAACGCTGGATCTGGATCTACAACATATCAATATAAAATTATTGCAATAGATGTAAATGGGAATAAATCATATCCATCCAAATCGGTTGCGATTACAACCGGTCCGTCTTCACTAAACAGCAGTACATATAATACGCTTACTTGGTCTGTGTCAGGAACTAACATTGCATCATATGATATTGTCAGATGGAATGGTACCGCGTGGGGATATGTTGCAAATTACGTGGGGTCATCAGGAACTTTGACTTATCAAGATGTGCTGCCTGACGCGTTGGATTATACGTTTTCACCTTCAAGGGTAGTGATTTTTGATAAATCCACATTATTGCAAAAAATAATGAAAATTACAGGAATAAACTCAGCATCAATTTCTGTATTTGATTCAGGAAATAATGATCAAGATAATATAGTGCCCGGATTGGGAATAATTCTTGTTCCCGGAATTATCACTATAAGATAACATCATGACAATACCAAATCCTCTTCCTCAGTCGTCGTCGATATTACAGAGGCTAATGGCAGAAATGCCAGAATCCTTGTCCTTGAATTTCATGGAAGAGGATGCAATAACCTTTACTATCACTTCTCCTTTATGGGCAAACAGAATAAGCACCGATACTGTGTCGGCGTTTGTCGTTGACGGTGTATTTGTCCTGTCTTCCACTGTCTCGTATATTGATCAAGAAGTGATAGATCTTTCTTTATACACAATGAGTGAATTCGTTGCATATTTCAAAGGAAAATATGGCAACTCAACGTTCCAAGTGTCTCTGGCAGCATCAAGTTCTTCAACATCGGGAGACTATCTATCGACTGCGTTGATTGAAGGAGCGGCTTCATTTGGAAGCGAAGCATTTACATGGTCAAAATTTACCAATCCGAATTATTCATTTTTCATGTCGATTGCACTTGCCTTGAATTTTGGAAATCAAGACATCAAAAGTTCTCTTCGTCAAATGGACATTCGTCTGGCTGACGATAAATGGATCGACTTCTGGGGACATGTTCTTGGTCAAGATCGTCTTGCATCAGAAGTCGGAGACGACACTACGTATAGAAACAGAGTTCAACGAGAAATTTCTTCTGAAAAAAGCAATAATTATGCAATTGCAAATCTTGTTTCCGATTCAATTGGAAGATCCGTTCGGGTAATTGATGGCGGCGTGGCGTTTACGCTTGGCGGGACAAGTAAGACAGCCGGTCAAAGCATAGCGAGTGCATTGCCCTATCTTGGCAATGCATCAGGAAAAGGTTCTGTAACTAACAACACTTTACTGACAATCGTGGCAGATGCGGCCTCTGCGATACCTGTTCCTTTGGGCAAATTTTATTCTGGTCTCACGTTGTATAATATAGGAAGTGAGACAAATTTTTCAGCGGGAACCACAACCATTGTATCGGCCGGAACTGGAACTGGCGGAGCTGGAACGTATACTATTTCATCGACTACAAACGTATCCAATATTCTCATAGGAGCACGAGTAACTGGAATAAATTTGACGACGGTTGACGATACGTTGCGCATTGGGCCAGAAACTGGATCGGGATCGTTTCTTGTCTATGTGCAACTGGCAGCAGGAGAAACGTTAAGTCAAGAACTCAGTTCCCTTGTGTATGGTCTTGTGAATAAATGGAAGCCAGCAGGATTGTCTTTTGCGGTAAAGTCATATGTGTAATGTTGCATGTGGAGTAATAAATGAAACCGATTAATCCAAGTTTGGGATTTTATCCTACACGGGTAAGCAGAGTGTCCGATATTAATATTGAAGGAAAATCTTGGGATTCTGTTGTTTTTCAACAAAGCAAGAGTCTCCTTGATTTTGACTTGAACGTCATGCAAAGAATCATGCGCGACGGAATATCTCAAGTTTCTCGAACACTGTTAAAATCAGGATTTATTAATGCGTCAACAGTGTCGCTTACAAATAGCACAACATTTGTCATGCAAGATTCAAAAGTCAATGTGCTTGGATCCATTGCAAGAATTGCAACCGTCGTGGGAACCAACCTTCAGAATACCATAAGTATAACTGCGGGATCATCAATCAGCAATGCAACATTTGTATGGCTTGAATTGTGGTTTCAAGAAGTTATTCCATCCAACGTCGATGAAACAATAGACGGAACATCTGTTTCGGGAAGTGCAACCAAAAAGGCTACGCTTGTACCCAAGTACGGAGGAGAAGTAAATGATCCGTTAACAAACGAATTGCTCGACTCCTCGTTCGGCGCAGAAACAACACGGCGAATTCAGTTGCGATGGAGATTGCGATCAAATACCGGAAAAGATTTTACAAACTGGGACTCAGCTGCCAATGGGACTAATCCATACAAAGGTTTTTCAGCAGGAGCAGCGTCGTCATATGCGCCTGACGCAACAATTGTTGCCCAAGGCGGGAGAATTTCTGGATTTGCATCCGGTCGTCCGTTTGTCCGTGCTGATCGACTCTCTTCGGCATCGACGACAACGGTGCCTGTATTTAACTCAGTCTCAATGGCTGACGCAGATATTGCGGCAGAAGGCGATGATCGTGTGTTCATCGCAGGAAATGGAACCGCTGCCGACGCTTTGCTTCTCAACACGGTTGATGGGAGAGTGTATGCGTTGCCTATTGCAGCATGCTATCAAACAACCGTTATTGATTTAAGAAATCTTGTTTCAAGTTCCGCAACAAGTGTCAATGCCACTTTGGTTGTCGCAGGAAGCGGAACAAACAAGGTGTATATTGGCGGCGGAGATGCAACCATATATTCCGATGATGGTGTTGGGTCAAGTAATGTCAACCTGTACATCACTCCAAAAGGTACAGGGGCAATTGTTGCCGGAAAAATATGGCAAGCCGCAAGAGGGTCGGCTAGCGCTCCGACGTACAGTTGGAACTCAGACTCAGGTACAGGAATATACAATGTTTCTGGAGGAGGAACTCTGGGATTCTCCATTTCCGGAACGTCCAGCGTGACGTTTACTTCTTCCCTCAATAGATTCCAGCAAAATATCAGCACGAAGGGAGCGTTAGGAGCCGGATTACTTGACGCTACTTCGCTTGCCTACGGGTTGCAGATCATCGGAGGCCGAGCGCGGTTGCAAAAAATTGCAACACCAGCCGCGCCCACGGCTGTTAACAGCAGCACCGCTGGAACAACTGTTTACAATTACAAAATTGTAGCAAAGGATCAATTTGGAAACACAACGGTCGACTCTCCTATTGTTGCTTTAACGAATGGAAATGCAACGACTAATAACACAATAAATTGGGTTTTGGTCGATGGTGCGTCAACGTATGATGTGCTTCGAAATGATGCAAGTAATACTGCGTACAAACTTGTCAACTCATCAGCGACATCCTCTTTGGTGGATACAACGACTCCTGCAATATTAACCAACTCCAGTGCCTATGTAGTGCCGACAAGAAATACCACTGCGGACATGATTGTCGATGGAACCATCTACACCGGAGATGGTTATCTCTACCCTGTTTCCGCCAGTGTTACGGCGACAGGAACGACTCAGTCTGGAGCAGCAACAATTACTTCCGATTTCAATGTTGTTACCACGTCAGCGGATGCATCAAATATTTCGGTTGTCCTTCCTGCGTCTACAGTCAACAGGAGAATAACTATTCTCAATAAATCAGTGAGGGCGATTAATATTTTTCCGGCATTAGGAGGTTTCATTGATGCTCTTGCGGCAAATACTTCTATATCATTACCTATTGGCGCTTTTTTGGAGTTTCAAGCAGTATCTGGAACTCAATGGTATTCTTCTTCTTCAATTTATTTGAGTAATGCACAAGGTCTTCCTCTGGCTACCGCAGTGACCGGAACGCTGCCCATAACGTCGGGAGGCACCGGTGTTACTGCATTCGGTACCGGTGTGCAGAACCTGCTGACCAGCGGCAACCTGACAAACCTAAGCACGGGATCCTTGGCGGTTTCGCAAGGAGGAACGAATGTCACGACTCTTGCAACTGGAATCTCGACGTTCCTGAACTATGGAACAACTTCGAGCTTGGCTGCTGCGGTTACCGGTGAGACAGGAACTGGAGCATTGGTCTTTGGGTCAAGTCCCACGATTGATACCCCGGCTATCACGTTCTCCAACGCAGTCGGCATTACGTCCTCGGGCAGCACGAACACGTCTGCAACGGCAATCACGACTGACATCAACTTGGTGACGACCGTTGCCGCCTCGACTGGAGTAAGCCTTCCCACAGCCACCGTCGGACGGGTTGTCCGTATTGTCAACCGGGGGGCAAATACGCTGAATGTGTATCCTGCCACTTCGGGAATTATTGACTCGCTGGCAGCAAATGCCGCCTTCCTGCTTCCAGTAAACGGATTCGTGGAGTTCTTGGCAACAAGCACAACCCAGTGGTACAGCTCGGCGTATGTCAATATAGCGAATGCAACCGGGACGCTGCCCATACTGTCGGGAGGCACCGGTGTTACTACATTTGCTACCGGTGTGCAGAACCTGCTGACCAGCGGCAGCCTGACAAACCTGAGCACGGGATCCTTGGCGGTTTCGCAAGGAGGAACAGGTGTCACGACTCTTGCAACAGGCGTCTCGACGTTCCTGAATTACGGAACAAGTTCAACTTTGTCTGCGGTGATGACGGATGAGACCGGCACTGGAGCCTTGGTCTTTGGGTCAAGTCCCACGATTGGCACCCCGCTTATCACCTACTCCAACGCAGTCGGCATTACGGCCTTGGGCAGTACGAACACGTCTGCAACGGCAATCACGACTGACATCAACTTGGTGCAGGGCGTTAATGCCTCAACTGGAGTAAGCCTTCCCACAGCCACTGCCGGACGGGTTGTCCGTATTGTCAACCGGGGGGCAAATACGCTGAACGTGTATCCTGCAGTTGGAGGATATATTGACGGGCTGTCAATAAATGTCGCATTCCTGCTTCCAGTAAACGGATTCGTGGAGTTCTTGGCAACAAGCACAACCCAGTGGTACAGCTCGGCGTATGTCAATATAGCGAATGCAACCGGGACGTTGCCCATATTGTCGGGAGGCACCGGTGTTACTTCATTTGCTGCCGGTGTGCAGAGCTTGCTGACCAGCGGCAGCCTGACAAACCTGAGCACGGGATCCTTGGCGGTTTCGCAAGGAGGAACAGGTGTCACGACTCTTGCAACAGGCGTCTCGACGTTCCTGAATTACGGAACAAGTTCAACTTTGTCTGCGGTGATGACGGATGAGACCGGCACTGGAGCCTTGGTCTTTGGGTCAAGTCCCACGATTGGCACCCCGCTTATCACCTATTCCAACGCAGTCGGCATTACGGCCTTGGGCAGCACGAACACGTCTGCAACGGCAATCACGACTGACATCAACTTGGTGCAGGGCGTTGCTGCCTCAACTGGAGTAAGCCTTCCCACAGCCACCGTCGGACGGGTTGTCCGTATTGTCAACCGGGGGGCAAATACGCTGAATGTGTATCCTGCCGCTTCGGGAAGTATTGACTCGCTGGCAGCAAATGCCGCCTTCCTGCTTCCAGTAAACGGAATCGTGGAGTTCTTGGGAGTAAGCACAACTCAGTGGTACAGCTCGGCGTATGTCACTATATCTAATGCAACCGGAACGTTGCCGCAATCTACAATGCCGAGCAATATGGCAACTACAGGCAAAGCTATCGCAATGGCGATAGTGTTTTCATAAGGAGATAAAAAATGGCCAATCCAAATATAGTAAACGTCGCTACCATTAATGGCGCAACTGCTGTTGCAAGCAGTTCAGTTACCACTGTGGGAACTTTTCCGGCGATTACCTTGGCGCTTACTTCAACACAACAGACTTTGATAACTTGTGGTGCAAATACTATTATTAAAATAAACAGCTTGGTGTTTTCAAACTCTAGCGCTTCTGCAATTCCTGTTACAGCAAGTATTTACCGCGGATCAATCGCGTTCTATTTGGGAAACTCAATTTCAGTTCCAGCAAATTCAACATTAGTAATGATATCAAAAGATACAAATGTGTATCTTGTCGAATCGGATGCTTTGCAAGTTTCAGCAGGAACGGCTTCTTCAATAAATGTGATATGTAGTTACGACACCATTAGCTAGGCAAAAAAAATGGGATATTTTACCAGAAATAAAAATATTATTGGCAGAAGATCTGTCAAAGGTATTATGTCCAGAGTCATGCAAAGAGGAAACGGATCCGTTGTTGGGCCAGCAACCGTTGCCAGCGCAACGGCTGCTCCGGAAAGATGGGATTTGTTTGATGAATATTTGTACGACTACGAATCCTTGTGGCCAAATGCAATATTAAAATCTCTGAGTACGCCAGTTACTGTTCTTGAAAATTCAACAAATACCGTGACTGTAGTAACTACGTTGCAGTTTGCCGTGGGATCAACATTGTACTGGTATATTGCTCCAGATTCAACAAATCCTACTGATGCTGCTGATTTTGCAACAAATGGCACATACGGATCCTTCGTGGTTGCAAATGCGTCCGCACCGGGTGGAGGCAACTCAACGACATTTACGTATACAACATTAATTGTCGGAAATCCAAATAAGCCGATCAAAAAATTCACGGTTCAAATACGATCAGCAACAGCCGGAGGAGGGGTGCTATATGGAGAAACTGGATCTGTTACTATTTCTCCTGTCACAACAAGTTCTTTAGCTTGGCGAAATACAAGTGCTGCCGAAGGAGGAACTGTCATTTATTTGGATTTTTCATTTGGTCCAATAGGGACGAATGCACCAACTCAAAAAATATATGTTGATTTTGGTGGAACTGCAGTAATGTATTTGCAGTTACTTTCTTCATTATCAGGGGCGGGCGACAGGCAGGAATATTTAGGATCCGCCACAAATTACACTGACTATGGTTTTGATTATTTTGAGTACAATACAACATCAAAAACTACTCGTGCGTATGTTCCCGCAAATTTGTATTCCATAAATTCATCGACTGGTATTGCATCTGGATCTTTGGCGGGAAAAGTGTATGTAGATCAAGTAGTCGAGGGAACACAAACGGCAACGGCTACCGCGTATATTTCCAGTCCAAGCAATCCTATTGCAACTACACCGACTGCTCTTTCAATTCTTGATTACTATGGCAACGGGCTTTTTTTCCCAATTGGATTCTCTCCAGGATTGGGGGGAGGTTCCGTTAACAGTATTGAACGCCCAAATTTTGATATCAATGCAAATCCTTCCGGAATTACTGTGTATGAAGGAGGAACATATGGCATTGGATATATGGAAATGTACAAAGCTGATGATTCTACGGGTGCTGCTCCAGCAAGTGTTACTTTAAGCAATATTGCTAGATACGTATCTGTTTACGATACTGTAAATACATATGTATACCCCATGATGGTTTTTTGCTCAGCTTCGAGTATATATACTCAAGTTAGCGGCACAACATATACAAAGTTGCCAAGTCTTACTCTTGGTACCGTGAGTGTGTCCTCTGGCGTATATTCGGCTTCGTTAACAGCTACTTGGGTACCAGAAACAAAAACAATTACTGCAATGACTAGAAGTGGCTCTACAACTGTCATAACTCATGGCTTTGGAACTATTCGTGTGGGAGCGCAAATTTATATAACAGGCAACTCTGTAACTTCTTATAACAGTACAGGAGGATTTGCTGTCACTGCCAGCGATTCTACAACGTGCACAATATCTGTAGCGTACACTGGAACGATGACAAGCCTTGGATCACTGCAGGTTAACTCTTCCACATCTACCTCAGAGCAAGAGCTTCGATTTAATTCACCTTGGGTGGGTCCGGGTGCGGTCGTAACTGGAGTGGCGGATGGTACAGGGAGTCTTGGATCAGGAACAGTCACGATTGCGACCGGCAACTCTTTGGTTTCTAATAACATCCACTCACTTACTGTTGCATTAAAATCAACACAACTTATGACAGCCGGAACATTGCAAGCGGGGATTCCGACTGTTACAACAAACGAGGCATTTTTTGGCAATTACAGCCAATGCGTTTACACCCAAATCGTTATGGTTCCTGCACCTGTAACCAGTTTTCCGTATCTTGATTTTTTAAGTCCTCTCATGGGAGATGTTAATAATGGAGCGTATCACACTGCGTCACTAAATGGTGGAAGAGCTTATGAAATTCCTGTTAATTCTACAAATAGTGGTACGGGAGCACCTTGGTTCAAACTAGATCAATTTGGTTCTCAATTCAGTGTCAAACCAGTCTTAGACTCCAGTAAACCTACATCAAAATTTAAACTTAGAATTCGCAATGCGGCAGGCACGTTATTGAGAGAAAGTACAGAAATAACAATTCCTGCGGTAACTATAAGTACTATTGTTTCTGCAACAAATGGAGGCGCTGCAATTACCTCTGCGCAAGAAGGCACTAACGTTTTCATAAGAACCACGATCACTGGGTATCGAGCAAATGTGCCTACGAGTCCAGAGGTCGCTATCGGTCGAGGCTTCTCTTCATTTGGCAACACTACTATTACTCATTCGTGGGGGGGTGCAGCTAGTGCCGTTGATTACAATGTATATACTAATAATGGATATTCAGACTCTAGGATTTTGAATACAACCGGAACATTAGCTTATGGATTGCAAACTCCACTCACCGAAGCTGGAGGCACTTTTACTACCCAATATTTATTGGTATCAGATTACAGCGCAGAAGGAACAGAAGCATGGGTGGGGACGGCAACTATTGTTGCGGGACACAATGGCGTATCGGTTACAAAATCAATTACATCCAATCTTAGCGTTACAGATGACACGACGCCCTTCGTATCATACATCACAAGCCCCGGCGGAAGCACTGCTGCTAACACAGGTGGAACCACAAACCATTATCAAAATCTCAGCCAAACATATACGTGTTATACGATTGCAAATACAGGAACCACGTATTATTGGAAAATTGTCCATGGTGCTACGAACGGCACTGTTGATAACAATTTTTATAACACTGAGGGTTCATTTACCATAGGATCAACAGGTCAGATCAGTTCAGCAACTTTTAATATAATTACGCGATTTGTAGGAAATCCGGATGATCCCACAAGAAATTTTAGCGTAACAGTGAGAACCGCTGCGGGTGGAGGCGGGACATTAGTGGCTACTCTTGCAAACATGCAGGTACAAACACCTTTGATGTGGGTTGATGTTTCTTCAGTCACTGCAGCCGAAGGAGGGTCTTTTACTGTCTATTTGTGGACTCAATATGTGGGATCATATGCGGCTTCGCCGCTGGATCAAGGCGGAACTCAAACGGGATGGGGTTTAAGCGGATCGAATGGTGCAAGTCCTAGAGCGACCGGTTCTGATTTCGGTTCTTACCAAGTAACGTATGGCGGAGTTCAGCAAAGTGCGGTTACAGGCTTGACCGACTCTAACTTTTTGCCAAGAGTCCCTGTGACATTCGGGGCGACCCCCACCACCGCGGGTGTTTCGTCTATAATTTTAAATGTAAAAACTGACTCACTCATAGAAGGAACGGAATATTTCTATCCTAGGTTCTATTTTGATGCTTATAATCCGTACACATTACAAACTATTGCTTATTTTACAAAATGGAAGACCTCGACACCAGGAAGCGGCAGTATTACAATAGCGCAATATACAATAAGCATTGCGTCTTAAGGAAAATTTATGGGATATTTTACAAGGAATAATGGAATAATTGGAAATAAAAAAACAACGGTTTTTCCGGGTGTGCAAGATGGTCGTGCCTTGAAGCGAGGTGACGGATCCATTGTCGGCACTGATCAGGTTCCCACACTTTCGTCTGCCCCGGAAAGATGGGATTTATTTGATGAATACCTATATGATTCCATTGGTTCGTGGCCAGTTGCATACGGATTCCAATCTTTGGTTCCTGCTGATGGTTCGTTTACGCAACTAGAAAATGCCGAGAAGACATTCAATGTCCAGACGATTAATATTCCAGTTGGAACCGTTGTGTACTGGTGCATTGTTCACGACACAACTGTTCCTAGTGACTTTTATAATTCTCAAGATAGCGGATCGTTTGTCATAGGAACAACCACCGTTTCAGTTGGCTCCTATATCTGGACAAATAATTATTTTACAGTAACTACAAGTTTTACAGGAAATACAACAAAGGGAGTAGTTAAATATCAAGTTCAAGTGCAATTAATTAATCCCTCTGGATCACATTTGTATAAATCTTCAAATACACCTCCTCCGCAGTCAGCAGTATCACAATCAATTTCCATTCCGTCAATTCAAGTAATTTACAGCTCTACGGATTTGGCTGTTACCGAAGGATATTCATCAGGTATAGGTCTCACCATAAGCAATGTTGGAACAAAAAATTTAATAACTGGATCTATTAAAACATCTAGCGACACGACATTTTCCGGAACCACTGGTCCATACGCAAGTTTTGCTGATTTTAGTTATAATTATGGAAATTCACAAGGATTTCCAACAGCCATTTCCTTGAATCTTGGACTCAATGAGGTAAATATTAATTTAAAATTAGACACCATCACAGAAGGAACTGAATATTTTTATTATCAATTTTACTATAATAACATTCCAATACCAAATGCAAGTAACGGATTTGCAAGAATTGTTCTTGCAGATGTAATAACAGGAAATACTGATACGTGGAAAGTAATTGTTTCCAGCCCCACCACATTATTAGTGGATACTACTGCTGAGGTAGCAGCTTTGAATGCGGCACTTCCTGCAGGAAGCACTACATTTTTTATTCCAGTCATCACATATGGGCCGTCAAATATTAATACCGAAAATTCACTTGTTACAGTGACCATAACAGTAACAGGAGTAAATGACGGGGCAATTTTTTATTGGAAAATAATTCATGGCACTACGACCATATACGATTTTATTGAAAGTAGCGGACGCACAACAATTACTTCGGGTTCTGGGCAATTCCAGATTATAACAAGACCCAGATTTATTACATCAGGGACAACGCAAAGTACGCAAGGAAATCTTGGGAAAAGAGATTACAGAGTTATGGTTTCTAGCGTTCCCGCATTTACGGAACGTGTAATTACTTCAGATCTATCCTATATATCCGCCCCAACAATAACGGCTTATTGGATTCAACCTAGTTTGCCAGAAGGAACAATTGGTTATTATACGGGAGGAACTGAACTTCCAGTCGGCATTTACAATATTGAAACTAAAACAACTGAGTATTTGCTTGGATTGTCTGCACACGAACTCGCGACACTGTACATTGACATTGGAAATTTTGGTTCTTATTTTTCTAATTTTTCAGCAAATGTTTATCTTTATAATGGATCTGCAAACAATTCACAGACTGGAACAACTTCATTTCTTTGGGCATCGCCATCAAATGCTACTGGCTCATCATTAGTAACAACGGTGACGAGCAACGATATAATTAGCGCAGGAGGTACGGATGGTGCTGGAGCATATGCAGCGACTCTTAAAAGCGGAAGAAATTATTTTATTGTAGGTTCAAGATGGGATCCTCGACTTGTAGAAAAAACCTTGTTGCTTGAGGCAGTTGTTGCAATATCTCCCGCAGAAACGACCTCCAGCGGAAATTATATAGCAGTAGCCAGATCGGGAGTTTTTAGCTTTACTAATTGGCCAGAAACATCAAAAATGCTGGCTGAAGAATATTTGGGCTTTTCTTGGAATACCAACTGGCTAGTTGCCGGAGTTAGTCGAGGACTTGCATATTCATCAATTCATAATCCGGGCATTGCGTCAACGGAATACAATGATTCTGTGTACGGATATGGATCAGCAGGATTAGCAGGAATAACACCTAACGATGGATTTTCTTTTAGATATCCTTATTATTATTTAAATGGGAATGATTTATCATACATACGATATCACAATCAAGGTTTTGTAACTTTTGATAGCAATAATTATGCTACAAATTTTGGAGTACAAAATGATTATTGGTCATCAAATAATCCAGTCTCCGGTCAGGCCTCACTTCATCTTGGTTCTTATGGAAGTCCATATGGGATTGGACGCGCGAATGCACAATCAACGAGTGATTTTGGATCCATCGGATCAGGGTTGACGGTAGATGTAATTATAACATCTGGCTTGGTCACCGGACTTGTGCTCGCGAATCCGGGAAGTCAGTATTTAAATGGAACATCAGGAACACTGACATTTACGGTAAACAAAACCTACGAACAGTCTTTAAATTCATTGAATACCGGAAATTTATGCACGGCTTCAATATCTGTAAGATACGGAGTGCCGTATGGATCTATAACTATTATTAATTCAGGACTCGGGTATTCGGGGAGGTATGTGATAAACAGCAGTCTAGCCCAGACTGCAAATTATGGAGTGTCAATCACAGCACCAAATACCGTTTTCGGATTTGATGCTTCTAAATCAACAACAACTCAAACATATTATTCAGCATTAGTAAATGCTAATTGCTGGATGATGAGGATAGAAAGCAGGGCCACTACTGGAAATAAAGATATCAATTCGCCAACCATGGTTGTTGAAGCATATTTTTGGAAGCCAATTGCTGCGTTTAACTATCTGCCAATCATTGAGGTAGTCATTGGCACAAATTCGCGTGTTCAGGATGGGCTATGGGGACTAAGTGCCGGAGGACTTTCGATGGATGTTACTTTTTCTGGAACTCCAAACACATCGTATGTCCTTATTGGAACCTTAAATAATTTAGATTATTCCGCGAATTGGAGCGGCTCTCCTTGGAACGGATCTAAAACGTCTTGGGCTGTTGTGCAGGGATATCTGCTAAATACTCCGTATTGACAGTTGCATTGCTTCATTTTGTGTGCTATGATCAATCTGTATCCAAAAGGAGGATGCAGACATGACCGGAAGGAGAATAGCATTGCCACTCAAGACCGATCTCAAGACATTGCCATCCGCAGCTCTTGTTACTGAAAATCAGGAGGAAGACCCACCAGAAGTAGAAGGAGAGGCTTCGGCATACGAGTCCTATGTAGGAGTTCTTACTGCTGGCAAGTATGGCGGAGAAATGTGGGCTGATGCAGAACGCGAGAAAATTCGCGCACAGTTGGAAATCCGCATGGCAAGCAAGCGCAACAACGATAGCCGACTGGTGGCTGCTTCTGATCGATTGAAGCGAGCCGTTGAGGATCAGAAGGCTATCGAGGAGGAGTTTCCTGCATCACGCAAGTGGGGAACATACTACATCAGCCTTGAAGCAGTAAACGCGCAGCAAGCAGAAGCAAACACTCCGTAATCACACTCTCATTGAACAGGGCCGACTAAAAAGTCGGCCCTGTCTGTATATAGCACAAAAAATAACTGAGGATTTTTTAATGAATGATTTTCGGGGCAGCACGCCCAAGACGAGATTGGAAGATATCGACCATCCCTTGGACGACGGATTTCCATTGAAGGACAAGGACGGACACATTCTCGCTCGGGTGCCCTTTAGCCCAGAAGGCAAGATTCGTTACGAAGAAGTATTCCGTGTTGCCAAGGAACTGCAGGCAATGAAAAAGTCTTCGGAATATCGCACGGAACAGGCGTTTCTAGACATGCGTCACGCTGATGGCCCCATTGCCATGGTGTACTCATCAGACTGGCACCTAGGGTCACTAGGATGCGATTATGATAGCATGCAGCGAGACATTGAGTTCCTTCTCGCCACTCCCAATATTGGAATGGCTACAGTCGGCGATTTGAAGGATAATTTTGGGAGTTTCAAGAATGTATCTGCTGTGCACAATCAGGCATTTGCCGGTGACATGCAGAATCTTGTCTTGGAGGATATTGCCAAGAGACTTGTAGACGCAAACAAGTTGTGGATTATCACATGGGACAATCATTCCGTGGAGTTTGATGAGCGAGTGATTGGGTATGAGGCTGCCAATTATATTTGGCGGAATGGTGTTCGACAGAACAAGACCATTGCTTTGGAGGGCGAGGGATTTGTTGAACTCCACATTGGAGAAACGTTCTACTCGCACATGATTGTTCATCAGTCGAGATATAACAGCATGATGAACAAGTTGCATGGCAACAAGAAGTTGTATCAGATGCGCTTCCCGGCCCATGTCATTGCTACCGGCCATACGCATTCTCCAGACTATGAGCAGTACACACATTATGAGTTGGC